TGATATTATTAGCTGGCTCTATATTAGTGATTTACTTCCAAAGGAAGGAGGTGAACAATGACTAAATGGTACTCTGCAAAAGAAGCTCCAAACTACGAAGAATGGATTCTTACAGAATGTAGAGAAAATTGTTGCATTGGATAAGTTAATGGATATAGCTAAGTGTTATAATGGAGATTGGAAACCGGATTGGAATTCTAAAGAATGCAAGCATAATATCATGCGAACCAGCGAATACGGTATTACTTCTAGTAGTGATTATAACGAAGGTGCTATTTACTTCAAGAACAAAGAAGATGCCCAAGCCGTTATTGATAATCCGAATTTCAGAAGCATTCTTGATGCAATCTATAAGGACTAAGGCTTATGAAGGAAATGTTCTTTAAAAGTGTAAAGTTCCGTGAAGTTCAGCATTTGGCATTCTCGGATGAATATATAACTGCATACGTATCGGTGAACCATGTTCCTAAGATACACCTAAGTGTAAATACACCTCGTGATGAATATGGGTTTGCGAAAGGTAAATCAAAGCGTTACTTTAGAGTGGGGTTTGGAAAATGGCTCACCGAACGAGCGTTTGTGAAGAAATATTTTAGTGAAGAATAAATGAATATAAAAAAGTCAGATATGGGAAATAAGATTAATGTAGCGGAAATCCTAAAGGATAAGCCGCAAGGAACTAAGTTGTACGACTTATTACGCAATATAGACGTAGAGTTAGATAAAGTCCACACAACAGACGTTGGTACTTATATAGAATGTACATCAACTAATGAAGTAGGCAGTACTCTTTTGTTTGATTATTCAAAACTAGGTACAGAAAAATGCTGGCTTGAAGGCTTACGGATTCTCCTTCCTTCTAAGAATATGCGTGACTGGGGCAAATTCGCATGGAAGAAGGGCGATGTGCTTATCAATAGTTGTGGATTTCAGTGCATTTTCAAAGAATGGGCATCTGATGATTATACAAAGTTCAACGGATGCTATTCTAATAGTAGGGATGGTTACGAAGACGTATCAAATGCAGAAACAGCTAAGTTTGACAAGTTAGATAACAATATTGCCTATGGATATGTCAGAGAGATTGAAAGAAAATTAGGTGGCATACTAAACCTTGAAACTTTGGATATTGAGAAGGCTCAGCCAGAGTTCAAGGATGGTGATATACTATGTGTAATTGAAAGTTCTAACAATTATCACTATATACTTATATACGAAGGTCAAGATGATGAACATATTTATCGCTATGTAACAATGCTTGAGAATAATTCTTTAATTATAGAAAAGGGTTCTTATTTTACAAAACCAAAAGACTATTCTATGCGCTATGCCACAGAAGAAGAGAAGCAGCAGCTCTTTGACGCTCTCGCAAAGAAAGACAAGGCTTGGGATGCTGAGAAGAAAATGATTGTTGATTTGAAGAAAAAAGTCGAGCTTAAACCTTTTGATAAGGTTGTAGTAAGATGTAGCGAAGCAGATAGATGGTCTATAGATTTCTTTAGTTATAAAGCACCTAACGGATATATATGTACAGGAGACGCTTGGTTTGGATATTGTCTTCCTTACAATGAGGAGACTGCAAAGTTAATAGGTACAACTAAAAATATGGAGGTTTAAGATATGGACGAAGCTTTTAAGAAGGAACTTATAGAGCATTGTAAAAGGCAAATGCAACGCTTTGAGAGAATGGGAAGAACAGATTCTTTCGCATATAAAGAACATGCTGTTTTACTTAGTTTTCTTGAACGTCCATATTTACCTTTTTAATATAGTAATAGTTATGATAGACATAAAGAAAAAAAATCCAAGCCGCCAGAGATTACGCAAGAAAAAGCTATCGTGTAATCAGAAAGGTTAGCAAAAACGGCTTTATGGTTCAAAGAGATAAAAATGCCGATAAGCATTTCTTGGATGGCATTGATTGGGCAGAGAAAGAGATATTCAAAGATTTGATTCATAATGCTAACGAAGTTCCTCAAATTGGCAGAGGAAGGATTCTTGCATACTCAAGAGACTGCGGTTATAGAAATCTTTACAACCTATACGATATGATGTACAAGACTGATTGCGGCACATATCAAGAAATGTGGGAATTAGAAGTTAAAGCTTACTATTTGGATGGTTGGATATACGCAGATGAATTGTTTGACTTAATTATCAAAGGAGGTGATAGCAAATGACCGATGCAGAATTTAATAAGTTTGTGCTTATGCTAGAGAATGAAGCGTTTCGGTTTTCGAGAAGCCAAAACGAATTTAAGGAACATCGAGTAGTGATAGAACAGTCTTTCAAGATAGGAGGGATGTTCATCCTTCGAGAGTTGGAAAAGTATTTTAATCAAAAGAAGTAAGCGTATGATATTATATGAGAATCAATGTTTTGAGCTTTTAAAAGCTTTGTGTTATAGTGTCCCACAGAATCCAAATGTCGGTAGGTTTGAGATTGCAAACGTGATACTTGACACATTACAAAAAATAAAAGATGCGGATTAACAGCTTTCGGGCACAAATTTAAAGATAATGACAAAGGAAGAAATATTGGAAAAGGCATCTGATTTTGAGGATGAAGATGAGTTTGTGAAGTGTGATAGATTGCCGTTCACTGAAGAATTGTGGCTTTTACATCAGCTAGTGTATATCGGCTTGTCTTGTACCTATACAGGTCGTGGCTATATAATTGAGAAACTTAAAGATTAGTAAAATGGAAGCGAATGATTATTTGAAGGCTATGCAAGCTATGGACGAATTGGATAGACTTGTAACTAGTGTTTATCCGGATAAGTTCAAGTTGGTCTGCAAGAAGCATGGAATAGATGAATGCGAGGCGATGAACATGTATTCGTACTTGCAAAAGATGCAAAAAGGTCAGTCTTGGTTAGTTAGATACAAGCCATTGGAATATCTAGAGCGTGTATTAACACTAGCCAAAGAAGCTTATGCGTCTTACATGAACAACGGCTTGATTCTAAGTATGGTCAATTTTGGTGATAAGTACACAAGAATACTTGTAATCTTTGAGAAAGATGGAGTGAGAAGCCAACAGGAATTTGACCTTAGAGAGCAAAGAACATATGTTGATATAGCGGACTTTATTGGAAATGGTTACTCCATCGTATCTGTTATCCGTCAGTCTGACAATGTTGATAGCGAAAAATTTGTTGGAGAAAAGGATGAGCGAAGTCATAGTATTCCTATTTACGATGGTGATGTAATGCTTTGTTACGTGAATAAACCGGAATTTTGGAGTTCCGATTGGCGTAATAGCGGACTTTATATTTGTGAGAACGGCTCATATCATAGATTGCTATACACCCCGAATAAGGGGTACGTAAGACATGGAGAGCCTGATGTAGATGAAGACTTCACCATTGATATTGGGGAAAAATCCTTCAATAGTTATGTTATGACTTTAAGCCAGTCTTGGTATAAGTTGGGTAATGTTCATGCAGGTATAGGCTTTTTGAAGGAGAAAGAATAGAAGAGTAAAAGGAGAGGAATATCATTTCCCCTCCTTTGCCCTAATCTCCAGCTCGATAGGCTTGCCGCAATGGGGGCAGATGATAGCCGGATGCGATAAGGTTTCACCATCAATAGCAAGGAAACTAGATGGCGAGCAACCACAAATACTAGCTATTTGTTCTACTTTCGCAAATGAAATTGAGCCATTATTGATTTGTTGCGATAAAGCTGATTGGGTAATACCTAACTTTTCAGCTACAGATGAAATGGTTTGCCCATGACTCCTAATTATTTTCTTTAAGTCCATACCTTATTATATATAAGTGAATACTAATATTTATTATGCTGCAAAGATAGCTTATTTTTTTTAAACTGCCAAAGAAAAAGAGTTAAATATTAGAATTAGCTAATAATTAGTGAATAAATGTTTAGAAATAGCTTATAAGTGTTAAATAAGTGGTAATATTAGAAATTTCTTATAGAAATATTTGGTAATATTAGAAAAAACTACTATCTTTGCAGTGTCTTTAAGAGATAAAGGCTTTAAAGTTTAACTATTAATTGCTGCTATGCAGCCGAGTCGGCACTCGTAAAACGGTTTGAGGATATGACTACTTCAATTAAGAACAAGATGAGAAAGGTAATGCAGTTAGCACATAGAGCCTATCAGTTGAAATCAAGTTCAATGTCTTGGGTTGAGTGCTTGAAACAGGCTTGGCAGGTTGTAAAGCTTGAGTCAGCGATGAAGACCAAGGTAGTAGAGTTCTTCTTTATGAAGATGAATGGTGAGGTAAGACAAGCCTTTGGTACTCTCCTTCAGAGCCACATTGACTATACTCCAAATGGTACAGGGCATGCAGCATCAAGAGATTGCATCCGCTATTGGGATGAAGCAAAGGGCGCATGGAGACAATTCAAGGCTTACAACTTCTTGCGAGTTGCATAAAGATATATTCACGTTCTAAGGTGTTTGGCGAGGCTTAATAGGTGGTGTGCCTTTAAACACCCCTTTAGTTTAGGACTTTTAAAGTATTTGAGATATGGAGACAATTGCTAAGTGTTTGAAAGAAGTGTTCTACAAAGGGCATCATATTACCAAGGTGGAGGACGTATTCGGTCAGGTTGCCGTTCGCATTGATAATGTTGTTGAACCAGACTATGCTAGCATAGCCGATGCAAAACGAGTAATCAATGGTAAAGCCCCTAAGTGGTTTAATGATGGCTATATGTGGGACGAAGCCAGCAAGAAGGTCGTAAAAGCCCCTAACGCTTTCCGATGGGAGGAGTAAGAAAAGATAAGGTAAAGAACTTAATACAATTGATTATGGAAAAGTTTAATGATGGCAATTATGTATTCGAGACAACAAACGAGTTTCCGGATGGCTATGAGATTTGGGCGATTGGTCGAAGAAATTTCAAGCACAAAGGCTACGTACCATTGTGTGAGGTCGATGAGAGCCGCTACGTCAAAAGAGATACCTTGAAGGCTTTGAAAGTAAAGGATGAAGCATTAGCTTTGACTTTGCTCTCTGAAGCCGTTAAACGAGGTGTTAACAAGAAGAAGTATAACATAATGATTAATGCAAAAGAAAATGGATGAGAATTTTCTGAATGTGCTCTATATCGAGCACACGGATAAAATAGGCGTTCTAAAGGACGATAAGGACGAAAGGGTATCAGTTATCCTTGGGACGGACAAAACGCTTGTAGAACGCAAAAGAGAGGGTAAAACGTACCTTCTTGTACCTTTGACAAAGAACCACACTTTTGTTTGCAAGGGTAATAGTATTGATGTGGATGGTGAGCATATTAAGAGTGAAATCTTTTTCCGCAAGGATGCTTGCCAATGGATTGAGATTGATGAAGAAACATTATCTAAGGTTGCGTAATAAATAAGGAGTTTAAGCTATGAAAGTATATGTAGTAATTTCTTCATACCAACATGGATTAGGTGAAGCTGTTGAAACTGATGCAGAAGTCTTCGATACCAGAGATAAGGCTAGAAAGGCGATAAGACACAAAGGAATGAACACTTTGGAGAATTACAAGCGAGTTTTGGATTGCGATGATTATCTATACAATATCTCAGATTCTTTCTTTCATATCTCAGACAGCGAAGGAGAGACGTGGGATAATTTCGATATTGTAGAACGAGAAGTAAAGTAATAAGACTATGGATATTAAGATTATCAAAGACATCTTAGATGATGCAAAGGAGTGCGGTTGCATTGCAGGTATTTCACTCTCTAATGGGCAGTTAACTCATGCAAACTTTAGCAAATCAAAGTTATTTGATTTTACTGCCGATGTTCTTTATAACAAAAAAAGCATTTGATAACTATACTTGGTGAGAACGGAAACAGAGATTACATTGATAGTGACTCTATCATACGTATCTTTATTAGAGAAGGTGTTTAACAATTAATTATAGGAGAATATGGATGCAGGTCATGTGAATGTGATATTAGGCGAAGCCGAGAATAAAGGTCTTAGAGGAAATATCAACTTGGTAGGTGGAGCAAAAATAAGTTTCGACTTCAATGGTGTTGGTATTGAAACATCTTTCAATTGCAATACAAAGAACAGAACACTTATGATTGGAAGTGGAAGTACAGTAGTGTTTACACGTAAATATATTGATTGTAGCTCTATCCAGTATATTGAAGTGTTTGAACGTACAAAATAATTATAGGAGACAAGAATATGAATATACTAGACTATTATGAGGTTGTCACCTCAAAGATTTTCAAGTTGGAAAGCATGAACGAGGGGCTTGTATTGATAGCACCGGAGCAGGAGGTAGATGGAGTCCGTTCCTTGATGGTGGGATTATATGTTCCTGAGCATGAACGATACAAGATGTACACTTTCCGTTCCTCTATGAATGAGGGTGAACTAAGTGACAAGTACAAGGCAATGGTCTGCACGATGGATGTTCTTAAACCGGATTGGGATAGAATAAGAAAGAAAAGACGGAAGAGGTTCTAACCTCTTACCGTCTGTAGGATGCAAGCTATTTCAAGATTATTTTTAGAAAACATGAAAATAAATTAGAGTTTCCTTGTATTTCTCGAAGGTTTTTGTTACCTTTGCGGATGCAAATAATAAAACAATGAGCTTATGAAAGTATTATCAATTCGTCAGCCGTATGCTTGGTTAATCGCTATCGGCTGCAAGACCATTGAGAACAGAACATGGAATAGAAAGTTCCGTGGTCGTTTCCTTATTCATGCTAGCCAAGCCAAACCCGAAAAACTTGACGGATGGCAGGAGAGCGCAATGAAGAAATATTGCCAAGAGCATGGTATTGTTATTCCAGACTTCAAAGACTTGCCAACGTCAGCCATTATCGGCAGCGTAGAGTTGGATGATATTCAGTATCATGAGGCTTATCCGGATGCATTTGCTGAAGATTTCCAATATCATTGGTTCTTGAAGAATGCTAAATTGTTCGATGAGCCGATTAGAAACGTCAAAGGCAAGTTATTCCTCTGGGATTATGAGTATAATGAAGCCGAAATGTAAAATAACAATACTTTTGTAATAAAAATACAAGTCATTGAAAATTAGCGCAAAAGTGTTTGTTGTTCTAAGGGTTAGATAAGATGTAAATGTAAAAATAAATAAAGCCTCAACCTCTAACGAGATTGGGGCTTTTACAGTTGTCCTAGTGTGTCTCACCATTATTATTTCGTTCAATCAAAGGTAAGATACCTTTCTCCTTTAGGAACTCATAGAGAAAGAAACGCCCTTTTTGAGTCCATTTCGTGTTGTATTTGATGGTTTGTTTTCCATCATTGTGCGTAATGGTCACTGGCTCGCTATTCACATATCCCTTATCCAAATATTGGCGGTACAAGACCCATTGGTCAGAAACCTTGTGCTGGATACCATGCTCATGCAACAGTTTGTTGAATGCTTGCGGACTCATTCCGTAATCCTGCGCCATTGATGTAATCACGCTTGTGCTCTTGTTCTTCATCATCACATCGAAGTAAGTAGTCTTAGGCTTCATTGTTGTAATCTGTGCGCTCAGTCCGACAATCTCCTGCGATGCCTTGGCAAGTTCCTCTCTCTGTTGCTTGTTCTCCAAGGTCAGCACTTGGTTCTTCTCGAACTGGTCAGCCCAAGCTCTTGCTGCTATAGCCGGATTGGTGAAATCGGGCAAAGATGGAACACTCTGCATTCTTACCTTTTTCTCAACCTCAATGAAGTACTTGCGAATCATCCTACCTTTCTCATTGTTCTCAATCATACACAACTCCTTCGCCATGTCTAAAGATAGGGCGTACTCCTTGCTTGGTCTGCCACCTTTTGAGTTTTTAAGATTTTCCTTAAAAACCTCATAGTCTTGATTTTCAACGAATCCGTACTTTTCAATACGCTCTTGAATCCAATTCGCAAATTGATACTTGCTACCCAACTTTTGGTGCAGCTCTCTTGCATTGATGGCTTGCTTACCATCACGTTCTTCTACCTTGATGAGTTCAAAGCCTTCAACCTTGATTTCATCACTCTGATTTACAAATGCTCCCAGCATGGGTGCATCATTCAAATTCTTTTCTAAAAAATCTTTCATTTCTTAATTTGTTAATAATTATATTTGGCTGTGGTGGAAACGAAAAGCCCCATCCGCTAATGTGGAAAGTGCGGACAGGGCTTGTGTCACTCATCCACTATTGTAGAGCGATGGACGGAATGACGACACTCCACGCTTGGAGTTATTCAAATAATATGCTTAATATAAATTATTAATTATCTCAAATATCAGTCAGTCGTGCGCTCTACTTCACAACCTTGTTATTTCGGTTGCAAAGTTAATGCTTTTCTCTTTAACTTGCAAACGCTTTAGTGTTTTATTTGAAACGTTAACGTTTGTTTTACTTCGGAAGACTTCTGCCCTCACCAGCACGACCAACTATTGCGGCACATTTCTGCACATTACTTCTTCTTTCCATTGCTCACGGAATTTAATTGTTAAACATCAAAGATAATGTGCAGTTGTTTCGGTGTGCCTCACGAAATCTATTACAAATCACACTCGTATGAGTATTGCTTTTTCAGCTTGTTCAATGCGTTCTCGGTAACGTAGTAGATGTTATCGAAATATTCGCTTTTCTTGATGCTTCGGCTTTCTTTCAGCTCTACCTTGTGATTGAATGTCACTTCGTAGCGGTTTGCGATGCTTGTAATCAAGAAATCAACCTCACGCTTATGTCTGTCCAGATCGGTCTCTTTATACTCACCACGCTTGATAAATGCGTCCTTGTTCGTCTCTTCGATGGTAGCAACCATGTTGCCTTGCATCACTATAATCTTTGCGCTCATATCTAGTTTCTTTTTAATCGTTAATAACCTTGTTAAGCAACTCTAATCAAGTTGTAGTTCTTGAATTGTCTCCATTCTCCCTTGACCTCATCCCAATACTTGGTGCAGTCCTTGCAAGCGTAACCCTTGCCGTTTGGAGTGTAGTCAATGTGACTATCCATCAATGTGCCGAAAGCCTGACGAATCTCACCATTCATTTTCTGAAAGTAGAACTCAACGACCTGCTTCTTCATGCGAGCCTTCAGCTTGATTACCTGCCAAGCTTGCTTCAAGCATTCTGTCCAACTCATGTAAGCACCCTTAAGCTGAAATGCTCTGTGAGCCATATTCATCACTTCTCTCATCATATTCTTAAATGTAGTAGCCATAATCTTTCAATTTTAAACGTTAAACTTAAATTACTTACTTTGCAAGTCCGATGCTCTCACGCAAGAAGCTCTTGGCCTCATCGTTGTTCATATTGAGCTTAGTTGTTATCATATTCAACATTCTATCAACGTCCTTTTGGGTGTTTATCCTGTTGCTTACGAACTCTATCATAACGAACTTCTGAATCAAGTTTCTTCTTATCATTGAAGTAGTCATATTGCTATACCGTTTTACGAGTGCCGACTCGGAGGTGCAACCTCAACTAAATGAATAATGTAATTGTGACCTTTGTTTCTTAATCACGATGCAAAGATACTAAGTTTTATCCTAACTACCAAATATTTTATTAAGTTTTACCTTAACTTTAACCTTTGATTGCTGATTTAATATACAAATTAAGATATGTTTGCATTGTTAGGTTAAAAACTTAGTTTTTCATAATAAGTTTGGCAGTTTGCGAAAATATGTGTATCTTTGCAACATCAATAAATAAAGTTAGAACTTAATATATAATAAGGTATGGATATACGAGGCATAATTAAACGAAAAGGCTTTACGCTAACGTATGTAGCTGATAGGCTGACTAACAAAAAAGGTGGTAAGGGAGTATCTTTGCCATCCTTGATACAAACTATTGATGGGAATCCAACTGTCGCCAGTCTTCAGGAGATAGCAAGCATTATAGGTGTAACGCTTGCAGAACTAGTTTCCGAAGCTGATTGTTCAGATTTCATCGCCCTAATAAAACAAGGTGGTGAGTTGTATTCCGCATCGTCCATCGCTGAGGCTAGGGTCGTGCTGGACAAGCTGGAAAGTGTTAAGTAACGTGGGGTGTTCCCCACAAAGTTCAATAATTAAAAGTTTGGATCATGAAGAAGAAATTGATTATTGCCATCATCGCAGTATTCGTTTTGCTAGGTGGCGGCATTGGTGGATATGTGTACCATTCCAACCAAGTTAAGGATGAAAAAATGGCTAATTACAAGAAGGCGTTGTCTGATTATCGCTTCAATAGCAATAGACTAATATATTCTTTGGATTTCGTAGCAACGGATTTTGTTATTAATTGGAACTCAGCCATAATGAATAAAAAGGCTATGAACGCAAAGAATGAAATAGTTCCTTGCTCTGATTTTGAAGATGCCGTTTCTTCTCGATATGCCTTCTATGATAAGTATGGTGCATATAAGATTTTGGATAGTGTGTATGTATCATTAGGAAAGCATTTGGAAAAGATGCGTGTAAATTCTAATGAAGACCAGCAAAAAATCGTGGAAAGCTGTAGTGATGAATACAAGGAGTTGAATAATGCTATTGTTCTTGTAAAAAAGCCTTATGGCGCATTGGTGCAATATTCTAAACAGAAAGGAGACTTGTTCTTTAAACTTTATGCTTTTGATAGCGAATTGGCTAAAGTTTCCCCATTGGAAGAAGATAAGGGCGATGAGAGAACAAAAGCAATGAATATGGAATTATACGGAACGCATTTGTTTGTTACGGCTGACTTTGACAAAGAACCGCAAAAGGCAAAAAAGCAAAGTTATACGTTTAGTAACATTTCAACAAATTGGGTTTATTTGAAATGAGATATAAATAAGGTGTAATTTTAAAAATAAGTTTCTAAAAGAAAATAATGTTTAATAGAATAAAGAAACACACTAAATAATTTGCGTGTTTTAGAAATTATGCTTACCTTTGCAAACGAAATCAGAAATGGTTTTGTAGCTTCCATATTGCATTCTCTACATTAGCGATATTGGTAGCTACGTTTATACATAAGGCAATAGCTTTATAAGCTAGAAGTCATTAAATGAAGTGCAGTGTACAACAGAAAAGTGGTGTGAAGTGTAGTGGAGTGCGGTGAAGTCTAGTGTAGTAGGGTAAAGTGCAGTATGGTATAGTAAAGTATAGTACAGTATAGTGAGCCATCCTTCGGGGTGGCTCTTTTTGGTTAATTGTGGTTAATATAGCAAAAATGTTACCATAAAATTTGGCTATATAACAAAAAAGTTATATCTTTGCAATGTCTTAAGGACAAAAGAGTTCTTGTAACAATGAAGAAAAGCGAATTGATTAAGAGACTGAGAGAAGCGGGATGCTTCCTGTCTCGACAAGGTTCGGGACATGAAAAATGGACTAATCCTAAAACGGGAAAGTCTCAATTCGTGCCAAGACACGCTAGAGAGGTCGCCACAGGCACCGCTCATAGTATTCTAAGAGAATTGGTTGGGGAGTAATCCCCACCTTTCTCTCTTCATTGCTTAAAGGACTCTTTTTTTTGTTAAGAAGATAAACGAATATATATATGAAGAAGATTAAAGTTATTGTAGAACAAGCCAAGGATGGGTCTTTTTGGTGTCATACCGAAGATGGAATAGGTAAGGTTGGCTTAAACTCTTGTGGAGAAACTGTTGCCGCTGCGAAGCAAGATTTAATGGATTGTTTGGCGTTGGCAAAAGTGGATGCAAAAGAGAATGGAGAAGTGTTTCCTGACGTTGAATTTGAATACAAGTATGACTTGCAATCTTTCTTTAATTATTTCTCTTTCCTCAATGTGTCAGAGATTGCAAAACGAGCAGGTGTCAATCCTTCATTGATGCGTCAGTATAGTAAAGGCATAAAGCAAGCTGGCGAGAAAACTTATGAACGTTTGGCGCATTGCATGAATGAAATAAAAAAAGATTTGGTAGCCGCTACCTTTTAGGCGTGTGGCTTCATTGTTGCAATAGATAAAGAACTCAGAGCCTTCTGCATGTGAATGTGGAAGGCTCTTTTTTTGTACCCAACCTTAATCTTTGCACTTAAATTTTTTGTGAAATAGCACACATTAATTCTTTCGTTATTCCTTTGAATATTAGCTAATTTTGCCAATAAAACATAAAATATGGCAGAATTAAGATTCGATGTCAAAGCGAATTTCGAGGAGGTTACGAAACTTCGTTCCGAGTGTGAAAAGTTGAGGGCTGAGTTGTTGAAGACCAATAAGTCAACCGACCCAGCTATTGTTGCGGATTTGACGGAAAAATATGCGGATGCTAGCAATCGCTTAAAGGACTTGACACAAGCTGCTTCAAGAGCCGCTTACGTGATGTCTTCCGAGTTTAATAAGAAGATGCAAGCAGCCGCAAGGGAAGTTTATAGCTATGAACTTCAAATGCAAGCTACCAAAGACCGAATAGAGAAAATCCAACAGCAAATCACGAACAAGAGATTAACTCTTGGAGTTACAACGGATAAGTCATCCATAGATTCTTTACAGAAGAATATTGACTATTTAAAAGGCTCTTTGGCAGGTCAAACAGCTCAGTTGAAGAACTTAGAAGGGGGTGCTGTCGGTGCTCGTCAGACCTTGGAGAATATGCGGAATGAGTATGTTTTGTATGCAGGTTCAGCAAATCCGGCAAAAGAGGCAACAAATATGTTGACCGATAGCATGAGCCAAATGATAGAACGTATGAAGTCAGCTCCGACTGCTGGAGAAGGAATGACTAGTTTGTTCCAAAGAGTTACTGGCGATGCTCACATGCTTTCGGCAACATTACTTGGTGGCTTAGGATTTGAACAACTGGCAGGTAGTATCTTTAATACTCGTTCCCAATTCCAGCAACTTGAAATATCTTTCAATACCATGCTTGGTAGTGCGGATAAGTCTAAGCAATTGATGGACGAACTTATCCAAACGGCAGCTCATACACCTTTCGATATGTCCAGCATTACGGGTGGCGCAAAACAACTTTTGGCATACGGAACGGAAGCGAAAGATGTTAACAAAACCCTTGTCCAGCTTGGTGACATTGCTTCGGGCTTGAACATTCCGCTTGGAGACCTTGTTTATCTTTATGGAACGACCGTTTCGCAAGGAAGAATGTTCACAATGGATTTGCGTCAGTTCATGGGTAGAGGTGTCCCATTAGCAGAAGAATTGGGTAAAATCTTACACCAAAACACAACGGAGGTTCAAGAGTCTGTTTCCAAGGGTAAAGTGACATCAGACATCTTCAAGGAAGCTATCGCCAACATGACGCAAGCAGGTGGACGCTTCGGAGGCTTGATGGAGCAACAATCAAAGACGTTGGAGGGTCAGTGGAGTAACATTGGCGATTCCATCCAGCAAGCGTTCAACGAAATCGGCAAAAAATCCGAGGGCGTGTTCTCTAGTGGATTGTCAATTATTTCTGCTATGGTAGAGAATTGGCAAGAGGTAATAAAAGTTATTGGTGTAGCTACAATAGCTGTTGGTTCTTATCGTGCATCGTTAATGGCGGCTGCTTCTATTCGCAAAGCTGAGGAAGCGCAACAAGCCGATGATATGATGAAGGGAATTGATGCAGAAATCAAGCGTTTGCAAGACCTAGAGAACTCAAACTACAAGTCGCTGGGTAAGGACAAAAAGCAAGAGCGAGTAAGCAAACAACAAGACTTGGCAAGTATTGTTGGAGATACTGCTGTGTCCGATGACTTTGTAAAGGCAAGGTTAGATGCAGCCGAGCAAGAGGGCGTTATTTCGGCACAAATGCGTTCCCAACTAGAGACGAAACGTGAACTTTTACAGGCTCAGCAACAAGCAACAGCACAAAGCCAGATAGAACTTGATGAAGAAAAAAGAAAGACCGAGGAACTTCGTCAACAAAAAATAGAGTCTCTTAAAGATGATTTGAAGACTACTACGGAGAAAATATCAAATCTTGATGATAGGGATGTAGAGTTGGCTAGACAATATACATCAGCTTTGAATGATTTACAAGATGCCCAAGATGCATTTGCTGAGGCTCAAAAATTGGTTGAGGAAACTGCTGGTGGCGCAAACTTGGCTTTTGATGCAGAGGGTAATGCCGTGAATGCGCTAGAAGCAAAAGAACGTTTGGAAACGGCAACAAAACAAGTGAATGCTGCTCAAACAAAGATTTCGACCATTGAAAGCGAACGTAAGACGATTGCTCAAACAAAGGAGAATTTAAGTAAGCAACAGGCTACGATACAAAATAATATAAATACCATTTCTCAAACTTCTAATACCACTGCCAAGAAAGCCGGAATATTGGCGACAACAACAGCCACTATCAAAAATGCGCTTTATGCAGCAGGTACAAAGTATACGACTACGGTTGTCAATCTTTTTTCAAGTGCGGTAAGAAGTAGCGAAAAGGCTTTAAAAAGTATGTGGGCGGCAATGGCTGCTAATCCGATAGGTGCATTGATAACATTGGGAACAACTTTGTATTCCGTATTTTCTATGTTTGGAGACGAGACTGAAGAAATATCGGCAGATACAACACATTTTGGGGAAACAACAAGTTTGACCAGTAAAAAGGTTGAAACATTGATGAATGTGTTAAGAAATACAAATGAAAGTACTGATGCGCATAAAAAAGCAAAAGATGAACTTATTGAGGTATATGAACAATATGGAATAAAATGCGACAATGAAAAGGATAATTTGGAAACGTTGAAAAATAAGCATGACGCTTTTATTGCTTCTTTACAATTAGAAAATGCTGAACGAGAAAAAGCTAACGCTTTGATGTCTATATCTTCTCAATATGAGGAAGCAAGGAAAAACCTAGATAAGGATTTTTCTGATTCACTAGGTGGTAGTTGGCTTGATTTCGGACAACATATTGATAAAGAAGACATATCAGCTGTACAGATGATGTTTAATTCCCTTGTTTCTGATGATGTGTTGACTAAGATAGACTCTTTAAGGCAGAAAATGGATTCCGCAAAGAAAGGAACATTGGAATATGCTAATGCTGCACAAGAATACGATGCTGCTCTTCGCAACTTGTTAGTTCCTTTTGAGGAATGGGGTAAGAAGATGGGGTACAATAGTTTCGTGATGGCAAGTTTGCGAAGTTCGATATTAAAGCATATAGATAGTATAAACTCTTTGAATGAAAGTTACAAAAAGGCAGAGGACGCAATATATAAAGGAAGCACAGCAACTGTTGATTGGAATAACTCCCAAGCAAAGGCTCGTTGGATAGTTAACAAGAACAAGCAATCAATCCAAGAATTGGTAGAGCAAACTGATAATCTTATCAATTTATGGAATAAAGAATACGGGTTGAATTTAAAAATTCATTATGATGATTCGGAAATTCCAAATTGGATGAAATCTATGACAACGAAGGAGTTGCGAAATTTAATTTCAAGGAGAGAGGCGGATATTTTACAACAGGAAAATCACGAAAAGAAAACTGGGCATAAGTTGGTAACACGTTCAGGAGGTAAGTTTAGGTCAAGAACGGAAAACCAAACGGATGTCGCAATGGCGAAATCTATAATTCAATCACGTACACCAAAGAGTAGTACAACAACAAAATCAAATACAACCCATACTACTCCAAAGAAAACAGGTACAACGGATGACCCACAAGCAAGAGCGTATGAACGCAAGAAGGCTGAGGAGGACTATTCCAAGTCTATTTCATCCTATTCGGAGAAAGCTATCCAAGACATGACCAAGAACCGCATCAATGCGATGAATGAGGGTTATAGCAAGGAATTGGCTCAGATAACGGAGAATGCCGACAAGGAGAGAAAGGCGGTAGAAGATGGTATAGACAAATTGGTTGAGGCTAGGAAAAAACGTGACCAAGCTGTTTGGGTTAATTCTGGCAAGGGTCGTAAGGCTAATATGTGGAAACAGAGCAAAACCGATGAAGAGTATAAGAATGAGGTTTTGAATGAAACCATGAAGGATAGCAAGGGTAATCCGGTTAAGGTTAATGGCATGGAGATGACCATAGGCATGAGCGTTGCTAATCAGATGAATGCAATTCGGGATAAGGCGGTAAAGCAGAATGAGGATGTGCTTGCTAAAGAAGCGCAAAGCATGTACGATTATCTGAAGACTTATGGTACATTCCAGGAGCAGAAGTTAGCTATTGCTGCCGATTATGCTAAGAGGATTAGCGAGGTTGAAAACTCTACGGATTCGGACTCAAGCAAGCAATGGAAGATAAAGTCTTTGAAAGAAGAGCAGAAGAAAGAGACGGATTCGGTAGAGGCTAGTGCTATTATGCAGAAAATAGACTGGTATCAAGTCTTCGGAAATGTTGGTGGCATTATGAAGGATGCGCTTGTTCCTTTATTAGCAGATCTGGATAAGTTCGTAGGTACGGATAAGTTCCAAAATTTGGGTGCAGACCAGCAGAAGAGTATCGTTGATGCTATGCAGAATATCCGTAATTCGATTGGTAATACAAGTGATTTGGGTTGGAAAGACCTTGCAAGGGACGTTGTAGCTTATCAGGAGGCTCTGAAGAATGCGAAAATTGCACAAGAGGAATATACGGAAACGGAAACCGAGCTTATACCTCGAATTAAGGATTTGCAAAATCAGATAGCGAATGCGAAAAAATCGGGCAATGTCGCAGAGCAAGCTAGATTGCAAAATGATTTGAATAAAGTTCAAGGTCAGTTAGCGGAGTCCGGCAAGAAGATAGTTACGGCTAACACAAAGGTTCGTTCAAGTGGTCAGAAGTTGGCACAAACCACACAGAATGTAACGCAACCGATTTCTGCTATCCATGAGTTCCTTTCTACTTCTGGACTATCCGATTTGGCATCTCTTTGGGATAGTTTTGACCAACTTAAAGGTGGAATTGACGGATTGAAAGCTTTAAAGGAGGCTAAAAATGCGGCTGACGGACTGAAGGATATGGGTAAGGAAGCCGCAGACGCAGCCGCAGCCGCTGGCAAAAAAGCTGGTGATGCACTAAGTGAAGGATTGTCAAAAGCTGGACTAATAGGTCAAATCGTATCTGCCATCTTGAAGATACTTGATGTTTTGAAAGATGGTATTGGAACATTGATTAGTAGCTTGATTGATACAGTTCTGAATGCGGTCAACGGCATATTAAAGAATATTCTAAGTGGCGATTTTATAACTCAGATTGGAGGGTCTTTGGTAAGCGGCATTGGTAATATTCTCAATACAATATCGTTTGGTGGATTCAATAGTTTGTTTGGAGTAGGTGGAAACGCAAAAGAAGTAAACCGGACTATAGACAAATTGACGGCTAGGAATGAAATCTTGACGGATGCAATAGACAGATTACGTGACTCTATAGACAAGACTAGTGGTATCAAAGCCGTAGAAGACTCAGAAAAAGCTGAAAAACTTCAAAAGGAAAAAGAGCAAAACCTAAAGGACATCATGGTGGCGCAAATGGGTTATCATGGCTCTCATGGAAGTTTTAACCGTTATTTCCGAGGATTTTCGCAAGAGCAAATCAATAAGGTGTCTGAAGCGATAGGTAGACAATGGAATGGAAACCTAAGCGACATACGGTCTGCTGATGAAGCTAATGCGTTGTTGCAAAATCCTGATATTGTTAACAAGATTCAGAACACTGGTAAGGGAAATTATGGAGGAAGAGTCCTCGAAAAGTTGAAAGATTATGCGGCTGAGGCAGGAACATTAGAGGATATTGCTGATGACCTAGCAGAAAGCTTGACGCAAATATCTTTTGATAGTTTGAAGAGCGAGTTCATAGATACTTTGATGGATATGAATTCCTCTGCTCAGGACTTCTCTGATAATTTCTCCAAGATGCTTATGCAAGCCGTTCTGAAAGCTAAGGTAGATGATTTGTTGGGTAATGATATGCAAGCATTCTATGATGAGTGGACGGAGCGAGCTAAGGCAAATGGTGGTAAATTGTCTCAGACGGATATTAATGAATTGAAGGGAAGGTACGATGAAATGGTTCAAGAAGGACTGAAGATTAGAGATGAAGTAGCCGAAATCACGGGTTACAAGCAGTCTTATGAGCAGTCTGCGTCTTCCGGTTCTTTTGAATCAATGAGCCAAGATACAGGCGATGAGTTGAATGGTCGTTTTACAGCGGTACAGATTGCCACAGAAGGAACGTATGAGGAAACAAAGCTCATAAATACCAAGTTGGATGCTATTGCGGCTCGTGAAGGTGGCGCAGAGGGTAGCTTACTAACTGCTAGCGTGAATACTATAATGGGTAATGTAGGTAACATTTGGTTAGCTGTTGATGAGGGTAGGACTATCCTTGCACAAAGCTTAATGTACTTGCAGTCGATTGATGAGCGACAAGAGCGTTGGCATAAGCCTATGTTGCAAGCATTCAATGATATACACGAATTGAAAGATAAGATGAGTAGATTGTAAACTTAATTTGTGCCATGTTAAAGTAAGAGGGGAATGCGTGATGCACTCTCCTCTTTTTGGGGGTGAAAGTTTTTGTTTTTCACAATATAGATAAGTGTTGTTAAACTGAGTGTTAATTTTTGGTAGAGTGGAAAATAATAGTTATCTTTGTGGTCGAATTTCAAAACTTATAAGGACATGAAGATATTAGAACCGAGATATGAAATCCTATCCCAAGGTGAGGGCATGGATGGAGTTTATAAACAGATAGAGTTGTGCGGTCGTACATGTTATGCGTCAAGTATGAAGATTGATAAAGAAAGCGCAAAGCCTTTCGTTGAGCGTATGGTAAGCAGTAATCATCTTGCCATGTGTGAGCATGGAACGATTTACCTCCATGTTGCCTATGAAGAAGGATTTTTTGTACCGGAGTCTTTATTGGTCAAGCACTATCGTGAGAACAAATATTCAAAGGTGATGAAGATTGGCAGTGACTACTATATCACAACCAACTACAGAGTGATAGTTGAAAATAACTGGTTTGAGGATTTGGACTATATTTGCGAGCCTACGGAATGGCATGAGAAGCGAATAACAGTCCGTTTTACTACTCAGATTGCGGTAAGTAGAGAGGCTAACAGACATCGTGTAGATTCCGTAGCGGAACAAAGCACCCGATATTGCAACTATAGTAAAGATAAGTTCGGAGGCGAGATTGCTATCAACAAGCCAAAGTGGGTTAGCGAAAATGATGCGGTTAATCCATTGTCTTTTGATGGTGGAACATTTGTTGACCTATCAAAGAACATCGGTAGTTATGAACATTGGAGTCCGGTAGAAAAATGGTGGTTTGCAAATAGAGTATGCGAAATGATGTATTTGTCTTTGGTCAAGGATGATGGTCTTAAGCCACAGGATGCGAGAACAATACTTCCTCTTGATACCAACACGGAGTTGATTCATACCGCATTTGTGAGCGATTGGAAGCATTTCTTCGAGCTGAGAAGCCTTGGTACGACCGGAAAGCCTCATCCAGATATTGAGGTTTTGGCAACACCATTGATGAATGAGTTCAAGGAACGAGGTTTGATTTAAACGTTTATGAAGAAGAAAGCCAAGCAAATAGCCAAGGTGATGAGCAATGATTCTTTGGAGGTTGTTGCTCATATGATTGCTGATGAGGCAAAAGGTGTGCGCTACGAGGTGTATGCCGATGGTTCTAGTAAGAAAGAAAAGTGTGGTTGTGGCTGGCTTGTGCTTCATAAGGGAGTTATTATCAAAAGTGGGAAATATACTTTTATCACAGCTAAAGTGAACGATTCGGTGAGAGCCGAAATAAGGGCGGTTATTCATGCATTGGGTGATTGCCCTCTTTCATGTTCTGTTGATGTATATGTGGATTGCCAAGTAGCTATAGAGAGAATACAGGCATGCAAGTTAGGAGATTTGCAACCTATATATAATAAGGTAGCGAAAGACAAGACGATAAGATACCATTGGGTAAAGGCTCATAGAGGTAATATGTATAACGAAATGGTGGATTCTTTGGCTTTTTCTGCTACAGAAAGTTAATTTTGTATCTAAGCGTATAATAAGCGTTAAAAGATAAAAGAAATACATTAAATAATTTGCACATTTCAAATATTCTTTGTATCTTTGCATTGTAATTAAGAAACAAGGTTACTAATTTTAAAAAGGTGAGACACACCTTAAAAACTGTGATTCGTTATGAATACTAGATTGAGTAAGAAAGAAACAATGGTTTATGGCAATATCGAAGTGATGGCTGATGTAATTGGGGGTAACAAGTACTTTACATTTGCTGAGTTGTATGATTTCGATTTGGATAATACCAAGGATGAGTTGAAAGAAATCTTAAACTCTTTGACAGAGAAAGGCTACTTGAAGAGTTTTCACGATTTCTACGAAACTTATCGAGTTTTAAAGTAAGAACAATAAAGGGGATATAAATCCCCTTACAATATAAATTAGAGCGTGAGACACACGTAAAACTGTATTGAAACAATGAAAAAGGTATTCACAATTGAGAATGCATTAGCATTTTTGTTTGCTCTTGAAATAGTATCATTAATATTTTTTCTAGGATAGGGCTTATGCAGATTAAGTTTGGTAAGATAAAGTTTACTGCGGCTAAGTCCGAAAAAGGATGCCGCTTTGATGCTTGCTACAAAGGGGAGCATGTGGCTTTTGAGAGTGAAGACATGTCTTTGTATGATGATGTTTTTTCTGATAATAACAGAAGAGCAAAGGCTGCAAAGAGGGTGGTTTACGAGAACATTAAACACAAGTATTATGAGACCCATAGAGATTAGCGATTTCAAAGCTGCCGATGAATTTGTAGTTGAGGCAATGATGCAAGATGGCAAATTCAAGGTTATCGGCAAGGTTATTATTGATAATAATCTTCTGAATGATGATGATTTGGAAACCATCTGGGATTATGCCAACTGGGAGACGAATGGCTATGAAAAGATGGTTGTCTCTAATGGAGTGTACAAAGGCTTAAATGCATTTAGTGATGGTCGAATGTTCTATGTAATTACGGATGATGAGGTCGGAGTGGTAAACGACAATATCATGATACGTAAGCATTACGATGTCAACAATGGCTATTATATAAAGTCATCAAGGTTACACAAGGAGCAATCCAAGGATTTGTGGTGCTTTGGTAGTTGCGAGACCATAACTAACGAATATAAGTCAAACCCTTTTATATGTGGTAAGTGATGGCAAAAAAGATTAATCATATTAAACCTTCCTTTATTGAAGGCGGTGAAGTCTGGCATGATATTGATAAGTTCCCGATGCTAGACCATACAATTCTAGTAGAGTTGCTGGAAAAAGGCTCTGACGTATTGATTTACCAGACGCAAAATGTATGTATTGAGCGTGTGGATAGGTTCATACCTACGAAGTCTTTTGTTCCGAAGCGTTGGGCGTATGCGATAGACTTAGCTCAATGCAAGCAACTTGAAGGATGAAAACAAAATACAAAACTAAGAATAAGCATATGGAAGAATCAAGAGGTGTTTACACATTACCAGTCTTGTATAATGAGCAAAGTGGTACAAACGAAGGTGTATGTGTAAGAAAAGAACTTGGAGTAGTTGTTGCAATCGACAATGAAGATGAGTTTAAAGGTGTTTTTTCAAAGGATGGTGAGGTTGATGTATTCAAGCAGTTACTATCACAAGAAGTGTATCGTTACTATACAGAGCACAACGCATTCCCTACTGGGCCTTTGGTTTCTTACAAGATGGATGGCGACATCATCTTTGATTACGTTGAAGTAACTATTGGAAAAATGTATGGCGGTTATGTTTATGTTGTTCATTACAACTTTGCAAGCACCGCATCATGATAAACAAGATTGATTATGACAGTAGTAAGAGATAGAATTAAAATTGCAGCTCAGATTGAAGTCTTGGAGGACATTGCTATTGACTATAGGGGAAAGACAATAGACAATATCATTCAACAGCTAGAAGCAAGGTTGAGTGCGTTGAAGTAAGTTCAAATTTTTGAAGTTGAAAGACTATGAGTGGTGGACGTTTTGATTATGCTCAGTATAGGATTGCTGACATATACACAAAGATAGAAGATTATGTTGATGGTCATCCATTGGATGAGGAAGATGAAAGATGCTTTCTCGAAGACCGATGGCTAGAGGAGGAAGAAGACAAGTATGTTAGAAAGCATCATCATACGATGCCTAACAGATATGGCTTATCTAAAGAGACTATCAAGGAATTCAAGAAGGGTATTGAGCTTCTGAAGAAGGCTCAGGTTTATGCCCAAAGAATAGACTGGCTTCTTTCCGGTGATGATGGAGAAGATAATTTCCATCTACGTTTGAAAGAGGATTTGGCAAATCTTAAAAGTAAGAAAGGATAGATTATGAGTTGGAATTATCGTTTAGATACACCTATGATGCAATTAGCTGAAGAGGTGAATAAGAAATATGATACCGATGCTGGTAAGATGCTTCTTTGCACTTATCTCTTTATGGTATCAAGTGAAGAGGTCAAGGACAAGCAAGCTTTCTTTGATTGGGTAGAAGAATTGAGTAAGTCTAGCAAGTGTGATGCGGTAAGGGAGTACGTGGAAATCAAGGACAAAGCCGATTGGCTGCATGGTGGATTCTGTAAGCCGATTTACCGCCACTGCAAGGGTAATTTCTATGAGTATCTTGGAGAGGTTACTGATAGCGAGACTTCTGAGGTAAAGGTTGCGTATCAAGCAGTGTGCGGACAGCATGAAGTTTGGGTGCGACCAAAGGAAATGTTCTTTGGTAATGTTGAGGTAGATGGTAAGCTAGTTCCTCGATTTGAGAAGGTAGATTTAAAAGACTTAGAGAAACAAGCCGAGATCAATGGACAGAAGAAAGATTAAGAGTTTGCTAGGTCTAGCAATCTTGCGAGTGAATGAAGTCGTACCGGATTTCGAAGACTTGAATAAGGTTCTTCCTTTGCTTAGACAGGCAATTGATGAATTAGATAAGTCTGATTCGGGTTCAGTTTAAAAAGGGTGGAAAATGGCAAATAAGCAGACGATAAAACCAAAGGTAGTTCCTTTTGAGATAGCCAAGCTTCTGAAGGAGGTTGGCTACGATGAGAAGATAGCCGAATTTTGGGCTTATGCTAGTCCTTGGACAGCAAAGGGTGGTATTCGTAAGGGTGGAAAATATAATGAGCATTACGGCAGTTATATCGCTTATTCAAATTCCGAGTGGGAGAAATCCAATATTGAGTTTTCTGCTGCCTTAAAGTTGAATAGTAAGCATCCGGCAATATCCGCTCCAAGCTATGATATGGTGTTAGATTGGCTTTTAGAGCATTTCGGTTACTGCATTTGTGTTGCAAACATTTCGAAAGGTAAGTTCTGTTGGCAAACTACATCATGGTGTGTAGAGGAAGGCTTGTGTCATACGGATGGTAAGGAATATTCCAGTAGATACAAGGCAATGGATGCCGCTTTCAAGAGTATCTTAAAGGCTCGCATTGAGAATAAAGATAACGAGGTAATCAAAAGACTTTTGGAGGAAATACAAGATGGAAAGAATTTATGATACTTTTGTACACGCAATAATGATGAAGTTAGAAGCTCGTTTATGTACTGAACTCGAATGTGTTTATAAGAATATAACAAACAAGATTGTTGAGAAGAAAGGTAAACTTACCAACGAAGACGTAATTGAGTTTCAGAAAAAACAACAAGAAGTGTACGACAGGAATGCTGCTATTCGTGAAGAGGTTACTGACATTAAAGATTCCAAGAAATGTATCTTAACTAAAGAAGCATGTGAAGAGTTAATAAAGCGACTTTGCGTGATTAATATAAAAGAAGATGAACAAGCAAAGAATGATAGAGTGGATAGCCACTTGTGATACAGGTGTCTCTTCAATGACTATGTGGAGTGCATTGATGGGGGTAAAACGAAAGAAAGATTTGGATATTCCTAAAGACAATAGTGACTTCCGTAGATGCTATGATATGGTAGAATACGGACACGTAACCTTGGATGAGCTACAAGTTGTAAAGAAGCAATATCCTTGGTTTGCTCCTGTTGTTGACAATTGGAAGGAATTGTCTCTTTTGTTTGAGGAAGAGTTGGACAAACGTTTGTATATACGAATCCGTCAGCTTTGCAAAGAGTCAGATGCTATCCGGTATGAGGTAAAGGGAGGACTTTATTATGAAAGGGGTTTTTGGTATAATGTTTAATTATTTAAAAGATAGAAAGAATGAATAAAGACAAATTAAAGGTCAGCTTTGAGATTGACCGCTACAAGGTAATTGGTATGCTTTCACGTAATTGTGAGAATGCTGAAGAGTACAACGAGATTATGGATATTCTTGAAGGCAAGAATGAGTTTGTGCGTGATGCGAATGGTAACGAGGAACTTGCAAGCCGCATTTGCAATTATGCTTTAGACTCTATCTTGGTTGAGAATCCAGATTTGGCTCTCCGTAAGCGTTTGGATAAGGAACAGAAAGGCGATGATGCTCCTGATGGAATTTCAAATGTTATCGAAATCAAAGGTGATGACGCAAAGAAACTTGTAGAAACTCTTTGTGGCATTCTCTACAAGGGTAAGTGATGTAAAATTCATCAAAAGAATATAAATAAACACTAAAACACTTGCAAGTATAAGAAAAAATGCTTATCTTTGCATCGTGTTTGAAACAGATGGCCTTCTGAGAGGTCGCTTCTACCATAAGTCAAGACTTAGGAGTTTACGGCATGGTTTCCACATTACCCAGTCCAGCTAGACTATAACAAGCAACTCTTATTAGGGTGAGAGACCCTAGTTGCTGCATTAGACAAGTGGTTAAGTCGCCAGCTTTTCACGCTGGTATTCAAAGGTTCGAATCCTTTATGCAGTACATACAAAATTGCCCTATGGTGTAATGGCAACACTACAGTTTTTGGTTCTGTCATTAGTGGTTCGAATCCGCTTGGGGCAACAAGGTGGAATTGGTATATGTTCCACAAAAGGTGCGATATTCAAGCGGTTAAAGAAGATAGACTGTAAATCTATTCCCATTGTGGGTTCGGTGAGTTCAAATCTCCCTTGCACCACGAGAACTTTTGTCATAATACGAGGAATGTAGCTCAGTAGTAGAGCACTTGGCTTGGTAACTAAGGGGGCGTTGGTGCAAATCCAATCATTCCTTTACGCTTTTGTAGCTCAGTGGCAGAGCATAGGATTTTTAATCCTAGGGTCGAAGGTTCGAATCCTTCCGTTGGCACAATGATACACAAGAAGAGAGTCGTGATGTTTGTTCTGTTGGAATCTCGGACATCTGTCAACGGGTAACGTAGGAAGCAGATGGAGTGAATAAAGTTGTGAATAAGCTTATGAACTAGGGGAACAAGCGGAATGGCTCTCTTTTGCGCTTCATTTGATGGTTTAACGAAAAATTGAAGAATATGAAAAGTCCGTTAAGAATGGCAGTTGCTTTAGAAAAGAACAACAAGGTATATCCAAAAGATGTACGGAAGTTCTTGCTGGGATTGTACGCCACGCTGCATTTGACAGATAACGCAACGGCTAAAGATATGGAAAAGCTGGTATATTATGCTTTTCGGAATGGTTACCTACTAGGTGTTAAGTCTGAAGGAGGTGATGACCAAAAAGCGTATGACAGACTACCGGATTTGGGAGTAGAAGAAGATATTGGTGATGATTTAAAAAGATAGTCGATAAAAATTGGTAATTAGTTAGTAAAGTTTTTTAGGCTTTGGTGTGTGAACATCGAAGCCTTTTACATATATAATAAGGTAAAATAAAAGCTGAAATGTTAACAAGACCCACATATCAGTTACGAAAGGTTAAAATACGAAAGAAAAACATTAAAAAACTTGCATGTTTCAAAACTTATTCGTATCTTTGCATCGTCAATCAAGATAAGTTGGTTGATTTGCCGAGTGACAAGTTTCACTCAATAAGGTGAGAGCGACACCAAGGGGTAAGACCAGAAACAACTAGCACAATTGATTATGTCTAAGCAGACTGGTTTTTCATTCGCAAGTTCAAAGAAGTCATTAATCGAGACTATTGACGAAATCAAGAAGTCAAAGATGCCTCGCAACGAAAAGATTGTTGCATTGAAGGCTTGCGGTCTTCGTGAGAAAGAAATCTCCGATATGTTGAAGGTTTGTGTGCCAAGCGGTTCAACTTCAACGAGATTCGTTTATACATTCGGTGTTGAGATAGAATGTGTTCATGCCGAGCGCAATGCCTTGATAGAGGCAGGTCGTCAGAATGGTGTTGATATTCATTCTGAGGGCTATAACCACACCGACAACAAGAGTTATTTCAAGATTGTTAGTGATTCTTCAGTTGGTGGTGATATAGACCCTAACGAGGTTGTAAGTCCGGTATTGAATGGCAATACAAATGGTATGGCAACCTTAAAGAAGGCTATCAAGTCTTTGGATGCCGTAGGTGCAAGAGTAAATTCTACTTGTGGTCTTCACGTTCATATTGGTGCAGCAAAGTTGACAGGTGAGCAGTATGTTAACGTCTTCAAGAATTATCAGAAACTTGAAAGATTGATTGATAGTTTTATGGCTCCTTCACGAAGAGGTAATTGCCGTTGGGCAGCCAGCTTGCTTGACAAAGATTTCTCTAATTGCCGTGGCAATTACGATATTAGACGTACTGTATTTCATGGAGACAGATATTACAAGGTCAATGCAGAGAGTTTTGCACGTCACAAGACTATCGAATTTCGTCAGCATCAAGGTTCAACCAATTACAAAAAGATTGAAATGTGGGTTAAGTTCTGCGCAAAACTTGTCGGTTGGTCTCGCAATAATGTCTTTGCTAGTGAGGTTATGAATATCGAAGATATACCTTTCTTGAATAAAGAAGAGAAGGCTTTCTTCCAGAGTCGTAAGGATGCATTTGCAACCAATAACGATTAATTAATGTAGTCCTAGGGTAAAAGCCCTAGGACACAAAGAAATCAAAGTATTATTAAGAAAAAGAAAGGGTAAAGATATGTGTGTTATTATTGTATGTCCGAAAGGTGTTGCTTTGCCATCTGTAGATGAGCTAAAGGCTGCGTATATGAGAAATCCAGATGGTTGCGGTTTTGTGAGCGAGTCTGACCATTACAAGAGTTTGCATTTCTCTACATTTATCCGTAGATTGATGAAGCGAGATATAAATGAGAATGTAATCATACATTTCAGATTTGCTACACATGGTTCTGTCTGTGTCAAGAATTGCCATCCATTCTACAAGGCAGGTTATTGGTTCGCACATAATGGAGTGCTCCCGATTTGCTCCGAGCATGATAAAACAGATAGTCAAATTTGTTTTGAACGTTTCATTTATCCTACTATCAAGAAATATGGTTGGGGTTCTGATGAACATATGAAAGAAATGAACAAATGGACAGCTCATGGTTCTAAGTTTGCAATGTTGCATAATGGTGAGATTGTGAAGTCCGGTAAATTCATAGAGCGTGATGGGCGGTTCTATTCTAATTTGAATCATTTGGGTTATATGAGAAATGTTATAAACTTTTAGAAGATTAATGTTTAGGTTCTTTTTATTCGACAAGCGTCAGATGTCCGTGAGGATATTTGGCGTTTTTTTTGTTATATAAGGAGTTCTGTTTTGTGTAGCTATTAATTATTCGTTTATGTGATGAAATAGCCTTAAATCGCTTAGAAATGCCGTTATTACTCACTTTTGCTTAAAAGTGAGATACTTGCAAATGATTTAGTGCATTTATTATTCTTTTCGTATTATCTTTGCACTAGTTTTAACAAATATATCGAAAGAATGAAAGATAAAATTTTCCAGTTACTAAAACAAGAGTATAAGTCTCTTGGGTTAGGTGATGAAGTTCTTCAGGCACATGCCGAAATGCTTGATAAGATGGGGCTTGTTACTGATGACAACATCGAGACAGTGGTTGCTAGTCAAAAGAGTTTTTTGGAGTCCTTGCAAAAGGACAATGACCGCAGAGTTACCGATGCCAAGAAAAAGTTCGAGGAGGCACAGAAGGCTAAAGAAGATGCTGAACGCAAGGCTGCTGAAGAAGAAGCCAAGAAGAAAGCTGACGAAGAAGCCAAGAAAGCCGCTGAAGAAGCCGAAAAGAAACGCTTGGAGGAATTGGCAAAGAAAAACGAAATGCCGGATTATCTCAAAAAATACTTTGAAGAGCAAGCAGCAGAGAAGAAAGCTTCAGATGAAGCAAGAACCAAGGAACGTGAAGAGTTCAAGAAACTCGTTGAGACCTTGACTCAGAAGAACACAGACCAAGCCAAGACTTACAACGAACAGATGGAGACGCAAAGCAAGACCATTAAGGAATTGCAAGAAACTATCCAAAAGCAAGCTGAGGAGGCTAAGGCTAAGGAAGAGGCTGCTGCGAAGGCAAAGGCAAAGGCAGACCACGATGCGAAGATTTTATCAAAGGCTAAGGAGTTGGGCATTCCCGAAAGTCGTATCAACGAGGGTTTCACCTTGAGCGATGATGCTACAGATGAAGCTATCGAAACATACCTCTCCAAGGTAGCGAACAACTACAAGGCGTTGCAACAACCACAATTCGGGGGCAGCTATCGTGCTAGTGAGGGCGAGCCAACAAAGGAGGACGTTGACAATGTAGCCGCATCATTAGTTCAGTCACTTTAAAAATTGAAAAACATGAATCAGGAATTGAAGACTACAAAAAAGCAAATTGTCTTTGGTGAGGATTCCGTCATTATCCAGAAATGGGAAGGCGACATCAAGGGCGGTCGTGCTTTGGATTGGACAGGCGTAAAAGATGAAGTTATTTACGCAGGTCGTGTTATCGTGACAGATGGTAAGGGAACTTACAAGCCATTGCCTATTGAAACAGACAATTATAAGGCTTTGGGTACTGCCAGTGACCCATTGGAGCATTACAAGTATGCGGGTGTTCTCTATCGTTCCATTCTGAACGGTGAGCCAGCGGCAATTATGACTGCTGGACAAGTTAACAAGGTAGCAGCTAAGGCTGCAAATGGTGCAGACTTTCCGGATGCGTTCCTTACAGCTATGCCAAAGATTGCTTTGGTTAGCGATGAGGATGCAAACAAGTTCGATGAGTCTGATGCAACAATGGACAAAGACTAAAAGAAGGAGGATAACAGATGGAAAAATCACTTTATTTTCAGTTGGTCAATAAATACTTCCCACAACTTGTTGCAAGTGTAGTAGAGAAGTTGAACGGCAAGAATCAGACTGCATTGACCTATATGTACCGAGACCACTTGACTAACACATATAGTCAGGACGGACGCTGGGCATCAATTACTGCGGAATACACACGAGTTGCTGCTGATGTTGTATCAATGGATGCAGAACTTCCATTGAAGAGCCGTGATAAGGTTTCAACCGCTGAGGGTCAAATCCCAAAGGTTGGTATGAAGCTTTACATGTCAGAGAAGCAGCTTAAGGATTTGGATAACATGATTGCGCAACGTTTGCCTCAGCCACAGATTTTGCGTAACTTGTTTGCAGACCTTCCTCGTTGTATTCAGGCGGTTTACGAGCGTATTGAAGATATGTTCCTCAGTGAGCTGTCAACAGGTGTAGCTTTGGCGACTCGTTCCGGTGGTACTGGTGTCCGAGTTGATGTAGGTTTTGCCGAGAAAAACAAGTTCGGTCACGGTGCTAAGGCTTGGGACGCAGAGGATGCAACCCCACTTGATGACATCCAATTGGTTTACGACAAGGCGATGGACGACCAAAACACCATCACTACTTGTTATCTTGATGATTACACAATCAAGTTGCTTGGCAAGAACAAGCAGGTTCGTGCTCAGTTTGCCTTCAATCAAGGCATTGCACTTAGTGGGGATAACAGCAACATTCCTATTTTGAGCTTTGAGCAGATTGCGTCTATCTTTAGAAATAAGTGGCAGACCAACTTGGTACGTGTAGCCCGTACAATCAAGACCGAGATTAACGGCAAGAAGGGAACACACAACCCTTGGGCTAAGGGTCACATGACCTTTACATGCTATGATAACCTTGGTGATTTGTTCTGGACTAACGTAGCCGAAGCTACAAGACCAGTTGCAGGTGTTACTTATCAGTCAGCCGATGAGTATATCTTGGCTAGCCGTTATTCTACTAACGACCCACTCCGTGAGTTCACTAGCTCACAAGCAATGGTTGTTCCTATCTTGAATAACGTTGATGCCATCTACTCTTTGGACTCAACACAAGCGGTAGGTTAGGCTTATGAGAGGTGAGGTAATTAGTCCGTTCCGTGATAAGTTCCATTTTAACACCATCTATGAAGTTGGTGCAATCTTGGACTTTGACGAAGAACGCATGAACTCCCTTATCGAACGTAAGCTTTGCAAGATGTTGGAGGTGCAGGATGATAACCATTCTGCACCTCTAAAAGACGATAAGGAAATTAAAGATACTCCTAAAAAGGAAGTCTTGAATGATGGAAAAGAAAATCCTGTAAAGGAAGAAGAAAAGAAGTCAGAAGAGACACCTAAGAAGGAAGTTTTGAAGGAGAAGAAGGAGAGCAAGCCTAAAAAGGAGAAAACCTCAAAAAAGGATGCTGCCGAGTCAACCGAAGAGAATTCCCAAAAGGAGAATGTAGAAGAAGAACTTGACGAAAAGACTAAGAGCGAGCAGGAGGCTGCAAAGAAAATCGCTGAGGCTATGAGTCAGGCTCAGAAATAAGGATGTCACATGAAGATAAGAGAATACATTTCGCAGAAGTTGCGTGCTTGGAACATTACCGATGCCCAATTGGAAGATATATCGTCAGGTATAGACCTTGACGAAGAATATACGTCTGATAATTCCCAGGTTGTAGGCAAGGCGATGATTTCCGTAATCGAGGAACTTATGCTTGCCCCATATATGAGCAATGTGAATGAAAATGGATTCTCTGTCTCTTGGGACTACTCTAGGATAGGACAATACTATATGTGGCTTTGCCGAAAATATGGTGTTGCTCCGGATAATGAAGTGGTGGCAGCTTTAGGGCTTTCCACTATCACGGATAAGTCTGATATTTGGTAAATGTCTAGGTTATGTTATATTCCCCTCATATATTAAAGAAGAAGTTCGTGAATAAGGTTGTCAACAAGTACAACGAGGTCATTGGCTCTTCTGAGGAATGGAAAGAAATGGGGCGTTGTCGGTGCGATGACAACTCTACCGAGCATTTCACTACCGAGAATGGTAGCATATATACACCGAAATATCATATTGTTTGTGACAAGTGCCAGATTTCCGAAGGTGATGAAGTCAAGGTCTATTCCGATGATGGAAGCTACCGAGGAGGTGGAAAGGTCTATAATGCCCCTAAGTGCAATTATCTTGGTTATATGAGTATCTATGTCTGATGTTATAAAGGATGAGATAGACGCTTTCTTTGCACAGGGAGAAAGGGAAGTAGATGAATTTCTTGATAGGTTAGGTAAAACTGCTGTTGAGTTTGATAAGACTAACGGAAACTACCGAAACCGCACAGGTAATCTCAGAAGGTCTAACTATAGTAATGTACATGACCACACCTTGACCCTTGGCAACAAAGCGGAATATGCGTCTGATGTTTCCTCTAGGGGGTATGATGTTATAGATTCGGGTATTCAGTATATCAAGAAAGAAATCGAAGATATGCGATGATAACAGAAATAGATGCTGGTCATGTAATCTATGATGACTTGGAACTTATGGGATTGGAACGAAGACTGAAAGGACATCTGATAAAGGGTGGACTTGAAGGAGAAAGACCTATGGTCGGTGAGAAGATTCCTGATGAAGGCATGATAGTAATCATTCCTAAGCGCATGAGTGCAGATAAGACATATTTCAACGATTGTACTATAGAGGTAAACATATTGCTCAAAGATATAGAGGGCGAGGCTAATCCTCAATTGAACGAGCTTTTAAAGAAGGCTATTCAAACCCTGTCCGACAATGAGGTCGGAAAAGTTGAGGATGTATGGTATCGTTATTCTATCCGCTCCCACGGCATAGAGCAAGAGAGTAGGTTGAGTTGCCATTACGCAAACATTACTATTGATTTTGAAACATTAAACGTAACATAAGATGAAACCATTTATTGGAATCAAGAGAATTTGGTATGGTGCTCCTCTTACCGAGGCAAATACACCTGCTAAGTTGGCTGCATGGTTGAAAACCGCTACAGAGGTTAAGAACAGCCATGAGGGAACATGGGGATATTCTCAGGATGACCCTAGTGTTACCGAGTACAAGAACGAGCTGAACGGACAGGTTTACTATCGTGACAAGACCGATGAGGGTGCTAAGACAATTACATTCTCTATTGGTGTCTTTTCATGGAAGAACAAGGTAGACTTGCAGGGTGGCAAGATGTATAATGCAACAGGCGCAGAGACCACAACGGAGACAGACGCAGTAGGTTGGTCTTCTAGCCAAGATTTGGCAAACATTAACAAGTGTATTGTTGCTCAGACCAAAACAGGAAACTACATCGTTTTCTCAAATGCGGCTATCGTAGCCAAGGGAGACCAGCAGGACAAGAATATCACTTTGGGTATTTCTGCCGTTGCTATGGAAAGTGAGACCGATGGTGTGGCTGGCGAGTACCAATGGGAAGGTTCTGCGGTTGTGGAACAGGGATAAGAAGACATAGGCAACAAATGATAGAGGGGGATGGTGTTAAAGCCGTTCCCCTTTTTTAATATTCAGAACCATGAGTAAGGCAAGTAAATTAGTTGCGGATGCAATTCTTGGAGAGGACTCCGTAACAATAATGGTGAATGGAAAGACTTATTGTATTTCACCACCTACAATTATAAAATTGGTCAAGGCGGCTAAATACCTTAATAGTTTTGAAGAGGGCAAGACCTTAGCGGAAGTCTTAGGCATGCTTAAGAATTTGTATGATGCTTGTAAGGCGTTGTCCATATTCATACAAGGCGATGAATCCATTAGTGATGAATTATCTAAAGGAACGTTTGAAGAGGTTGTCAATGGCTTACAAACGGCTTATTCCTTAATCTCTATAAAGGATTTTCAGACGCTATCAATTTTGGCGAAGAGTGCGGCAAGGATGATAGCAAAACCACGACCATAGGTAACGATACACTCTTAGGGCAGATTGCATCTTTTATGGATAGTCTGCACTTATCTTACCAAGAAGTCGTGAAAGAGATACCTTATAGAAATTTATTACTGATGGCAAAAGACAAGCAAAGAGTAGCATGTGGTGATGTAATGTATGAGGTAACGGAAGAAGAATTTGGAATGAACTTCAAAAAAGGATAAGTTTAAAATAATGCAAATAAAACATTAAAAGCACTAAAACATATGCAAGTTAGCGAGATATTATTTATCTTTGCAAGCGCAGAACAAAAAAGGATAAAATGGCGATTTAAGAAATTGATAAGATATTAGAGACACGAAACCCGATGGACTATACCGAAAGGCAGTCCGAGTCACTATTCCTTTGACTTTGCAATCGGTAGTTTCGTGTTTTTGTTTTTAAGATAAGATGCAAGACGTAAGGTTAATATTCGAGATACTGGTTTCTATGTTGCTTTGCGTTTGTCTCATATTGCTTGCTGTAAGTAGATATAGGCAAAAGAAAAAGCGTGAAGAACCAGAGCGAAAGGAAATGGACTTGATAGACTTCTTTTCTTTGGGAGGAGTTGCCTATTATTGGAACAAAGGTGGTAAGCAGCAGAAATGCTACACATATGAAGAATTTCTGAAAATCAAGGCTGACTACGTGGAGCTTTGGTTGAATCAGAATAGATATATTTTTAACTCTCAATTAGATAGCGATGATATATAAAGTATATGTTTTGTTGCCGACAATAGTTGTATCAGATGGTATTGTTGGTATAGCTTGGCTGGGAAAGGTTTTTAGCTGGCGATATGGAAAGAACAAGAAAAAGAGCAAGAATGTGTCCTTAATGATAGGATATAACACAGGAATGTCTCTTAAGTCAAAAATAGACGATAACGCTGCAGATGATTATTTAAGACGCATTGCCGAAGAAAACAGAATCTAAATTCAAGGGGTAGAGTCCCTTTTTTACAACCATATTACTTGTGGTTATTTTTATACATCGGTTTTTATTAACGATTGTTTTTTTATGGTAGATAAATGTATAAAAACGAGCACAAGTTCCCTTATAGATGGACTAAAAAAGATGCTAATTTCACAAAAGACAAAGGTAAGGTGATGTCTTGCTTTTGTTGTGGAGGAGGTAGTTCCTTTGGATATAAGCTAGCTGGCTACGATGTTGTAGCCTGTAATGAGATAGACCCAAAGGTTATGAAGATGTACTTGAAGAATCACGATGTCAAGTATGCTTTCAATTGTGATATTCGTGAGTTGATTGCCAATATCAATATGGGGGGGCGTATTATGAAAGAAGAGCTTCATAATTTGGATATACTGGATGCTAGTTTTCCTTGTTCGGTATTCAGTATTGCAGGTGACCGCCAAAAGGCTTGGGGAAAGGAAAAAGTATTCCGAGAAGGTCAGAAGGCGCAAAGGCTTGACGATTTAGCTTTCTACTCAATCGACCTCGCTAAAGAACTAAAGCCAAAGGTAGTAGTTTTTGAGAATGTTCAAGGTTTATTGCAAGGTGAAGCCATCGAGTACGTAAAGGAGATTTATAGACAGATGGATGATGCCGGATATATCTTGCAGCATTGGCTTCTCAATGCACGTAACATGGGTGTTCCTCAAAACAGACCTAGGGTCTTCTTTATTGGGTTACGTAAAGACCTTTGCGAGCCGTTTATGGTTCAAAAGGATTTGTTCGAGCGAGTGCCTAAGATAGATATGGACTTCAACGAGAAAGAAATTGTCTTGGATGAGTTTTCTGGCTATTGTGGAAGGCAAATACCTAAAGGAATGATGAAGTATTGGGAGCATAGAAATGAGAAAGATAATTCTATCGGTGATATTGTCAAGCGGATGGATAATCGTCTTTCTATGTTCAATAACATGTTTCTCAAAAAGAACAAGGTATGCAATACCATATCAGCAATGGAGGATAGACTTGTGTATTATGATAATCCAAGTTATCTTTCAGCACATGATACGATTTTAGCATCAACATTTCCGATGGATTATGACTTTAATGGCATGAAACCTTGGTTTGCTTGCGGAATGTGTGTTCCTCCTGTTATGATGGCTAATGTAGCTACAAGAATCTGGGATTGTTGGTTATCAAAGATTAAAAAGGAGGAATGCGCATGATAACAGCAAGTATGACTTCGGGTGAGATGCGTAGAGTACGAAACTTAGATGAAACAAGAATCTATGAGTTTCAGATGCGAAAAGCTAATGAGCTTAAACGTGAAATGAAAAGACAGAAAGTTAGGCAAATAACAAAGACCTTTGAGTTTGCTACACCAAATGCCGATTATTTCATAGTGGTAGGTGTAAAACATGGTGATGTCTTTGCTTCCGGTGTATTCATTTATCTGAAGGAGACTAACGAGTATCTTCCTATGAGCAGAAATGAAGGATATAGCGAGGATTGTTTTGCTATGAGCGTTCATTTTATGAAGAGGTTTGCTGAAAGGTTTTTGAAAAAGGATTTACCGATAGCAAAGATATTACAAAAGATATATACATCGTTTACAGGTGCGATTCAGCTTTATGGCGATGACAAGACTAAAAGGGTGGTGTTTGCTATTCCTGAAGGTCTGATACTCACCGAGTATGATCAAGATAAGCATATTATACACTACAAAACCTTTGTAAGCATGGATATGCTAAAGAAGACACAGAAGCGAAGTTACGAGAAGATAAGTGCATTTCTCATGGAGTCTTGTCAGCAAATAGCTAAAGCAAGAGAAACCGGAAATGACGAAAGGCTGTGCGTTGTGTACAGAAGGTTTTACAATGATATTGATTTGCTAGATACGAAGGAGGCACAAGCCATATATTCAAGTTTCTTTGAAAAAGGAGGTAACAATGAAAGATAAATGTATAACAAGGTTTCTTGGTGATATAAAGCCTATAAAGAATTACGAAAGGTATTATGTTAGCAAGCTGGGACATGTTTTTACTATTGGGAGAACGTCTCAATTAAAGGAAATCGTACCTTGCAAGACACCAAAAGGTTATCTGAAGGTATGGCTTTACAAGAATGGAAAGCGCAAGATGTTTTATATCCATCGTTTGGTAGCTCAGGCTTTCTTGGAGAATCCAGAAGCGTTGCCGATGGTGAATCATAAGGATTTCGACAAGACGAATAACGATGTAGACAACTTGGAGTATTGCACCGCAAGATACAATGTGATTTATTCTGCTATAGCAAAGAAAACCTCTTCCGAATACTTGGGTGTGACTTGGAATAAGAGTGTAAGAAAATGGCAAGCGCAGTATCAGATAGGTAAAAAGAAAATATATATAGGTTGCTTTGATACGCAAGAAGAGGCTCATGAAGCTTATGTTAACGCTATAAAAGAGATTTGATATGCTTGAATTTGATAGAATATACAATTCCGACTGCATAGAAGGAATGAAACAAATAGAGAGCGGGAAAGTAGATTTAATTGTTACTGACCCACCATATTGTATCTCCTATAAGACCGGATGGAGAGCAGACGACCATCGTTTCTCTAAGAAAATACTCAATGACGATAATGAGCAATTGATTATTGATTATATGAGCGAATGCTACCGAATTTTGAAGGATGATAGTGCTGCTTATATCTTCTGTAGTGCCAAGACCTTGGACTTTTTTATGCAACAAGCGAGGCACGCAGGGTTTACCATTAAGAATGTGCTCATTTGGCGAAAGAACAACCATACGGCTGGAGATTTAGAGGCGCAATATGGTCAATGTTACGAGCCAATCTTGTATTTGAATAAAGGCAGACGAACCATAAATGGCAAGCGTTTGGAGGACGTATGGGACTTTGATAGAGTTCCATCAGATAAATTGGTACATCAGAACGAGAAGCCAATCCCCTTGCTTATGCAATGCATTTTGAAATCATCGGACGAAGGCGACTTGGTGTTTGATGGTTTTATTGGTTCAGCAAGTACAGCTTTGGCGTGTTTGAGAACGAACAGGAAGTTCATCGGTTTTGAATTGGATGTTGATTATTTCAAGGTGGCGCAAAGAAGAATTAAGGAAGAAATGTTTAATCAAAAAGATATGTTTGGATATGATGGAACTGAATAATATATACCAAGGAGATTGTCGAAAGCTTTTGAAACTGATTGATAGCGATAGCATAGACCTCGTATGTTCCGATGTGGCTTATCCGGTTCAGTCTAGGGGTGGCTCAGGGAGTATGGGAGGATATTGGACGGAATCTCAAACAAGAAAGGGCAAGATATTCAAGAATAACGATATTGATATTTCGGACTACATCAATGATTTGTACCGGATATTAAAGGACAGGTCGCATTGCTATCTGATGTGTAATGATTATAATTTAATGCACTTTCTTGATGTGGTCGGAAAAAGTGAGTTCCATTTTACCAAATGCTTAATATGGGATAAGTGCGCAAAAATATGTGGCCGCTATTATATGGCACAGAAAGAGTATATCATCATGCTACGCAAAGGTGGTGATAAACCGATAAATGAATGTGGTACATCTGATATTCTGAGTATTCCTATTCCAACGAACAAGCGCAAGGATAAGGATGGTTTGATTAATCAGACTGAAAAACCAGTAAAGTTGATGGAGATACTAATCAGAAACTCGACAAATGTTGGTGATGTTGTTCTAGACCCATTCATGGGGAGCGGTACAACGGCAAGAGCTTGCGTAAACCTTGAAAGAAAGTATATAGGCTTTGAAATAGACCAGCGTCAAGTAGATTTTGCCAATAACGAATTAAAGAATATGAGTAGGCAGTTAAGTCTGTTTTGAAACTATGGATATGTGCAAGGTGTTTTGTTGCAATCCTGTTGTAAGAAATGGGAATAAAGAAACAACGGATGCTCTTATAAGAGCTATGAGAGACGAAGCCTTAAAACGAGGGTTGGTACGTGATGAATTGATAGGTTTTTGCACCCGATTCTTGAGAGAAGGCGAAATCAAAGCTTGTATAGAGCATTTGCTAGATAATTTCAAACGTTATTTTTGGAGGTATCATTGATATGAGAAGAAGAAAGTTGAACAAGTCTCCAGTGCTAGGCTTCTGCGGATTTGTTATCGGTTACGAATGCAAGGAAAAGGGAATAAAGCTGATGGAGTGCGATAAGGCGCAAGCAGATGCAATCATAGTTCCTCATCACTTTTCACACAAGGTAACGAAGAATAGTTGCTTGAATCTTTTGGTATTGTATAAGGATAAGATAAGGGGTGCAATGCAAATAGGGTATGGAATCCGACCGCACATCAAGACTGAAAAGGGCGAAGTGTTGGATTACCATCAAGTGAGGGAATTTGACAGAATGTGGCTGTCTGATGATATGCCAAAGTTTAGCGAGACGATTTGCCTATCTCTCTTGCATAAGTATATTAGGGCAACACATAAGGAAATCAAGTACCTTATATCTTATGCCGATACGTCCATAGGAAACAAGGGAACTATATATAAAGCTGCAAACTATGAGCATATTGATACCATTAAGGCAGATTTCTATGTGTTACCAAGTGGTGAGCGTGTGCATCCGGTTACGATGTGGCATCGGCACAAGACAAGAGCATGGGAGGTTCTAACGAAGCTATACCCAGGAATAAAAAAGGCAGAAGGGTTTCAACTTAAATTTCTGAAGAAGTTATGAAGAAAAGAAATAAATGTATTCCTCGTCATTTGCATCCAGATCCTGAGCATTGGGTTAGAAAGGGTCAATCTTGGAAGGCGAAGGTAACTTATGAAAGCGAGGATGATGCTTGGGAGTTTCTAAATCAGAATTCGAAGTTGAAGGCTTCTGGCTGGCATCCTTACTTATGCAAGGTTTGCTCAAAGTGGCATATTGGTAGGTTACATAATTAACGATTATGAAAAAAGAAGATAGACTTAAAATATATCGCAAATACGATGGGCATTGTGCTTATTGCGGCAAGAGTATAGAGTATAAGGATATGCAGGTTGACCATCTTGTTCCGAAGAATCGAGGGTGTTACTCTCGGTGGAGCGACAAGGCGGGAAAGTTTGTCGTATCCCATGGCGATGATTCCATGGAGAACTATATGCCATCTTGCAGGTCTTGTAATCTTCGTAAGCGTGATATGAGTTTGGAACAATTTCGCTCAGAGATTACTAAACAGGCTAAAGGATTGCTTAATGGTAAGGCTTCTTTCCAAGTAAAGATGTCGCTTGCTTATGGTTTAATCGAAGAGCACTTTGATAGACAAATTGAGTTCTACTTTGAGAAATTTAAATAGTTGAGAATATGAAGAAGTTTAAGAAGTCGATAGAGATTAGCACTGAGAATATTTCAGACGTTCTTCAAGTGCCAATTGTTACAAGTTTATACAAGACTAAGAATTTTAAAAATCCTTGTCTTGAAGGTCGTAGCGTTCCTTATGATACTATAGCATTGATGTATGTTCATATCGAAGGCTTTGATAGCGATTTTTGTATTGACCAAGGCAACATTCTCGCTCTTGATATTTGCGATACTTGGTATGCTTTTTCGAGGCGTGGATGGGATAAACATAAAAACGATGAGGTATGAAGAAAAAAGGATATTACGAATACGAAAACGGAATCTACCCTTTGAAACTTTGGGTACACATTGGTAAAGACTTGAAAGAGCTGATAGATTCCTGCTTTGACAAATGTAAGGCTCCCGATATTGATTACGGCGGCGTTACGTATTCCGATGCTGTCAGAAAGAGCGACAGAAGGCGCGGCGTTCTTGTATCGTTTCCGTGTCAGAAGGTTATGTCGATGAACTATTGCTGCCATGAAGCTTCTCACGTCTGCGATGCCATCGAGGAATATACTGACTTGGAACACGGCGGCGAGCCTTCTGCCTACCTGATGGGTTGGATTGCGTCTTGCATCAACAATGCTCGTTTGGGTATTGGCGATTTCGTTGAAATCGTAAATAAGGAAGAAAAATAGCCCAAAGGCAAAATACCCTTTGGGGGTTACCCCATCACTATATATAATAATGTAGTGGTGGGGATTTTTTTGTTAACGTCAGCAAATTATTTGTTCGTATCATTATAGAGTGTTAAAAGATAGAAGAAATACATTAAATAATTTGCATATTTCAATAATTCTTTGTATCTTTGCATCGTAATTAAGAAATAAAGGTTACTAATTAAAAATGGTGAGACACACCTTAAAAACTGTAATAAGAAAATGAAAAAGTTTTTTGAAAACTTATCTGAAAAGTTTAATGATGCGGCTTTTGAGGCGCAACTTGATGATTTTACTTGCGAGTTTGATGCTATTAACAAACCTGCTGAAATCGTGGTGTCCGTTAAGAGTAGAAAGGTTATCCATTCATATGGAAATATTTCTTCTTATCCATATTACAATGTAGATAAGATTAATATCTATAATGAAGACGGAGAAGACGTTTCTTCAAAATATCCTTTGTTCTGCCAAAGAGTTAAGGATTGCGTGCCTTCTTATAAAGATGTAGAGAATGACTTGATGGAGGCAAATATGAGCGATACCGAGCTTTATTTCGGCTCAGAGGCTAATTATTTGCATTACAAGTATGGTAACTAAATGGTTTGGATATGGAGTACGGAAATAAGTTTGTAGGTCTTTCATCTGTAACGAGTCACGACCTTGAAATATTAAGGTATGAACTAGAGTATGGATGGAAATTGGCTATTATGCCAAATGATGTATGGTACAACTAATTACGTTTAAGATTTCAAATTATGGCATATTATAAAGTTAGTGTAGATGTATCGGATTTATTCGATGATATGCTCGTCCAAGCACAGAAGAGTTTTCTTATTGACAAGTTTTGCTCTTTAGCAACAGACCAGCAGATAGAGGTAGTAAGCGAAATGCTGGAGAACCTTAATGGCGACCAAGTAGCTAAAGTTATAGAAGACGCTTTCGATAACTTGCATGAGCAAGGTCAAGAGCAAGTAATCAACTATGTGAACGAATAAGGCTATGATGTCCGATAAACAATATAGAGTTGCTCGCAAGGGTGTTGTTGAGCAACTTAAATTAGCTCAGAGACTTCATTGCAAGCACATGGAGCAGAAGTATAAAGTGGCTTTGGAGAAGTTAGAGAAACGCTTCTTAAAGCCGGATGCAGTGGGATGCTTCGATTTGGGCGCAAGGGTATCAAATAGTTATTATCATCTTTAAATGGTTAAGGTTATGGGAACAAAAGTAGAAGTTAAGACAATTCCTTTGCATGGATTGTTCATCCATCGCAAGCAGGTTTGGCGTTCACTCGGTAAGCTGAGAGCAGAAAGCCATTCTACGACAGCGCAAAAGGTGTTTATGAATGAGCATGATACCGAGGTATCAACTGAGAATGCTGATTTCATTGATGGCTTGAAAGTCACTCCTTATGATGGGGAGTTGCCAAAAATATCAAAAAACGTTGGTAGTATGAGTTACTACCAGTATTGTTTAACGCAAAAATTGGTTTAGTTATGGAAACTGAGATTAATATAGTGGAAATCCTAAAGGATAAGCCAGCAAATACGAAGCTATATTCTCCTTTGTTTAGTGAAGTATTTTTTTCGCATGTAAGTGGCGGTTATATAGCTGTGGAACATCATGGAGGAACATCACTATTCTTAAGTAGTGGCAGATTCTATGATTACGATGGATCAGAGCCGTTATTATTCCCTTCTAAGGAAATGCGTGATTGGAACAAATTTGCTTGGCAGAAGGGCGATATCTTGGTTAATGAGAATAATGCGCATATTATCTTCGAAAAGTTTACAGATGATACATATACAACCTTTATAGGTAGACATTATCTTAATAAGAATTATAAAAATTATGTCCCAGGACGCTATACTTGTGTTACCCAACATTTTCATATTGAAGAAAGTAATGCTGCTCAAATCTATATATATAATATTGAGGAAAAAATTGGTGGCAAACTCGATCTTAAAACTTTGGAAATAGAAAAGCCTAAGTGTGAGTTTAAGACATTCGATAAAGTATTGGGGCGAAATGAGAAAGATGATGTATGGGAAGCTGACCTCTTTTCTCATTATAGAGAAGAATCACAATATCCTTTTCGGTGTATCGGATTTAGTCGTAAGTATTGTATTCCTTACGAAGGTAATGAACATCTTCTAGGCACAAGAAATAATCCTGAATAGTACAACCTCCACGACACAGAATGAGCGAAAGTAAGTTAAGGCTTTATGCCCATATACCTTCTTAGCCCCAGAACAATACTGGTCGTGGAGGTCACTATAAAACTTAAAAATATGATGGACGATAAGAAAATAGAAGAAGTTGCAAAAGTCTATATGATTGGTGAGTTTTATGATAGGGATGAAGCCGAATGGAATTATCCTATTACTAATGAAGAAAAACGTAATCAATGTATTATAGATTTCAAGGCTGGTGCTAAGTGGGCTATCAATGAGTTCTTGAAGAATTTATGGCATCCTGCTAGTGAAGCACCAAAACGTAGATGCAACTATTTATTGCTTCATTACAAAGACAAAGAAGAAGAATGTTTTGAAGCTGATGTCGTCGATACAAAGGCTTGGGATTGTTACATTAAAGGCTCATTAGTAGAATATATCAATATTGATGATTTGTTCCCAAAAGGAGGTGAGCAATGAAAGAGCTTAAAGTTGGAGAATATTTTAATTACTGTGGCAAAAAATACATTGTTGTTGAAGATGCCACAGGAAATTGTTGGAATTGTGCGTTTGGGTGTTCCCATGGATGGTGCGCTAATAATACGCTGAAGTGTAAAAATCATAATTGGAACGCTTTGAATAATCGACTATATTGGGAATGGACAATAAGAGAACGTTCTGATAATAAGTGTGTAATCTTTAAAGAAGTTAAGGAGTAAAGCGTATGGGCGAAGTAAAAAATGAAATTTTAGGAATTGCTTTCTGGATATTTTTAACGGTTTATTTTTTAATTTGTAGCGTTATAGCAGCATATCTATGTGGTTATTTCTCACCAGATTGGTATAAAAGATATAAGAAACTTAAAAAATAAAGCGTATGTATTATGAATATAGAATAGTCAAGATTGAGAAAGGTTTGTTTCTCATCGAGTATAAGACCGGTCCTTATGGAGTTTGGCATGAAGTGAAAGATAAGAAGTTTAAGACTAAGCCAAAGGCTGAAGCTTGGGCTAGAAAGAACTTAGTGTAAAAAGCAAAGCGTATGAATACAAACAGCTATTTACGAATAGAAAATGGATATGATATATCTAAGATAACTGGGGTTATTCCTCAGAATATTGGAGAAGGATTTCAGTTTGATCTTTCTGATAAAACATATACAACTATGGGTAGCTATACTAAAGACAAAAAAAGACTCATGAATATCGAAATTAGTTCTTTTTGTGGTCTTTGTGGTGGAGCAATACATTATTACGCAAAATTGTATATTAAAGTAAGCAATATGTGTGGTAACAGCTCGGTAAGTGGATATTTGGGTGGAATTGAAATTCCAAACGACTATCAAACCATCAAAGGGGAGTTTGTTAGACCACTCACTCAAAAGGAGAAAGATGAGCAACCAGACAGATGGGATGATTGGTATGAAGTAGGGGATTTAGTTAATGCCTTCGAATCTCTTGAAGAGATAGAGAATTTAATTAAAAACCTCAAAAAGAAGTTCTCTTCTAAAGAGTGGAAAGTTGAGATAAGACGCAATTATTAATTACCTTCAGGCATAAATAATAGAAGTATGGATAAAAATGTTGTATTATCAAACGAAGAGTTAGAATTACTCATAACAGGCTTACATTGTGTAGATGAACGTAGTTATAATTTTTATACCACAACATATACACCTTGGAGTGAAGCTAAAGAGTTAAAAGAGAATTTGCGAATAAAGCTCAAAAGAGTATTGTTAAATGTTTAACGTCTTCGGACATAATTTTAAAAGATATGACAAAAGAAGAATTAAAAGTAAAGGTTGACAAACAACTAAGCATTATCAATGATGCTAACGATGAGATTTGTTCTTACGTAAATGATTACATCGAAAGTCTTCCATACAAGGTTGGCGACAAAGTTAGCTGTTCCAGATGTGATGTTTGTTGGATTAAAAGTATTGTTCCGGAAAAAAGTTATAGAGGCTATACTGGCAAGATTGAAGTAAGAATCAACCCTGCTAAGAAAGATGGCACTCGCTCCAATAGAGAGTTTGTACTATGGAGTATGGAAATTGATAGTATCAAAAAGATTAGTTAATCGCTTTTGGGCATAAATAGTAGTAATATGACAATACAAGAATTAATTGATGAATTATCAAAGGTAGAGGATAAGACTATGGAAGTTTGCTTTCCTTATTCTCATGGAACACAAGAAAACGGAGAGCCTCTAAGTATAGCTGAAGTATCTGTGTACAATGATTGTGTTATAATTTATGATTAACCATCCTGCAAAGGATATAAATAGATAGTAATATGAATACAGAAAAATTAGAAAGAGCAAATATCTTAGCAAAGAGTTTAATTCCTAAAGTAAATGAACTCTTAAATATGTCTCCAAAATCAATGCGTAGTAGTCTTGCTGATGCTATTTGTGGGCTTTCAGAGTGTGATGAAGAGTTTAAAACAAAATTCAAGCAGCTTCTGAATGAAACAAAACAGAGATTTCAGAAAGAGTTTGATGAGATTTAGTAACTAAACACCCTCTCCCTTTTACAGGAGAGGGTAAAAAGAAGAGAATATGGACTTAGTAATTACAATATTAGGTTGGATTGCATTAGGCGTTATATCTGCTTATCTGTTAGCAATAGTAGGTAAAATAATCTTTGATGCTGCAACCGCTGATTATAAGTTATACAAGCATGTAAAATTGTGTCGCAAAAGATTGCTAAGACAGCGATATGAAGATTACGCTTGGCTGTTACTCCAGTTAGAGAAAGATACGGAAGTTTTCAATCTTACTCATAACACAAGAGATTGGACTTTTGAAGATTGGGGAGAATTTTATCTTAAAAAGGCAAAGGAGGATAAGAAATGAGCAAAGAAAAGGCTATCGAGAAAATACAATATGCTGTAATGCAAGTAGCTTCTGTCTATGCCTGTTCTGCTATCTTTGATGAAAAAACAAAGGTAATAGAAGGCAGACAGAAAGAACTTGAAAAAGCGATTGTTAATTTGCATGATGCACTTAAAGAGTTGGAGGGTGATATGACAAAATTTAATGTAGTTAGATATTGGGATACATATCCCGATGGAACTGTTGCAACTTGCGATACAGAAGAAGAGGCAGAAAAGATATGTAATGAATATCGTAGAAACTGCAAACCTATGTACGACTATTTAGTCAGAAAGGAGGGTGAATAATGACTAGAGAAGAGTTAAGAAATAATTACGAAAAAGAAATCTGTGAGTTATGCTGCCGAGAGTATTATACTAGCAGAGCACTCCCAGAATCACTTTGCGAAGGTCAGTTTTGCGAAGAGGCAGAAGATAGTTTCGCAGAAGAACACAATATAGAGTTGGAGGATTGATTATGATACAAAAACAGACATGGAAGGATGAAATCAGAATTTTAATAACTGATGAAGAAAATCATGGCTCTGTTCAAATATCTATTCCATTATATGTTAGTGATATTTTCGGCAAGGCTGATGCTCTAATATACGCTCTTTGGGTTGATGTTGTTTATAGAAGAAATGGTGTTGCACAACGCCTGTTACAACTCGCAGAACAACAGGCTAAGTTAAATGGGGTGAAGAAAATCGGATTGGAATTTGATAAAGATGAATCTGATAGCTTTGTTCTAGATTGGTATCTCCGCAGTGGTTATAAACTATTTGATAAGAAAAGTAATTTATTAATTAAAAAATTGGAGGAATAGTTATGTCTTGGTTAGCAGTAGATAAAGGTGGCTGTGAACATATTTTTGCAGAAAAACCTTGCAGAAATGAAAGTAATACATTATGGATTTGCTCTGTCGTATATTTATATGGGCCGAGGTACGCAAATACCGGTTGCTGTTACCTTCCTAAAGGTAGTATTGAAATGCTCATCGGAAGAGAATTGTCTTGGAGTGATGATCCTGTAGAACTTAAATAAGAATAGCTTATGTATAGACCGATTACAATGTATCAGATCGTTTGCGATAGATGCGGAGAAGTATTTGGTGGTACAGATACTTGCTCTGCCCTATTCAGTAACAAAGAAGTTGATATTGGTGACTACTCTGATTGGGAAATGATAGATGGCAAACACTATTGTCCCGATTGTTATGAAGTAGAGGTCATTGATGGAGTGTATAACGTTAAAGCAAAATAGTTATGGCAACCTATAGAATAGTAGATATGTATCGTAAAAGCAATGCTGTTAAAGGCATACATTACGATTCTCTGGATAATCCAATCCTTGCTTATCGTGTAGATAAGAGACATTCATTGTTATTTGGACTTATCCATTATTGGGATTATGGTGCATATAACCTTTGCCCGGACTATTTGTTTTCTTCGATTGATAAAGCAAAAGAAGCTATATTGAAGGTAGATAAAAGTAAAAGAATAACAATTTTATATGAATAGCTTATGAAAATAGAAAATATAAAGTTCAAGGCAAAACGTCTTGACAACGGAGAATGGATAGAGGGTGAAATCTCTCATTTTGAAAATACTATATGGATAGTACCTATTGATCATAAACCATTCTATTCGGGATGTGCTGAAGTCGACCCAGATACTATCTGTATGTTCACAGGACTGAAAGACAAGAACGGAACACCTATCTATGAGGGGGATATGATTATGTACAAAGATAACAATGCGGAAAGAAGAGGTGATATTAATTGGGATAGTAAATCTACTGCTTTCTGCTTTGGGCAAGATTTCTTAGTTCACTACCCTTCTGAAGATATGGTAGTTGTCGGCAACAAATTCGATAAGTAGCGTATGAAGAATAAGATATTAGACTTTATCAAATCAGCCGTTTGGCTCTTTTTGATTTTCATAATAGGGGTAATTGGTTTTAGAATTTCTTTCAGCTTAGGAACTCCACACGAAAAAGAAGAGTTTAATATAAAAATATTCACCAAGAAAGGGCATGACTATCTGATAGTAGACACGAAACACGGAGTTTGTGTTATTCACGCCGAGAGCTGCCCTTGCCATTTAGACACCGTGGGTATCTATGTGGTTGATAACAAAGATACAACTTATGTGATTAAAAAGAAGTAGCGTATGAAGATTAGATTAGCAAAGAAGATAATGAAGCAAGCTCGTCATCTAAGTACGGCAAGTGATTATTGGTACAGAAGATTAAGAGATTTTGAGTACAAAATATGCTATGGTTTTGTTGGTAAAAAAGACCACCGCATCATCAAGGCGATAAGTTTAACAAGTAAAAAGAGAAAAATATGAAGAAGTATGAATGGGAATATATGGTAACTTCAATAGTTGTTAATAAAGCTGACGAGATAGCTCAGGTTCTATCTAGTAGATTTAATAAAGAAGGCTATGACGGTTGGGAGTTGGTACAATGGAACTTAATGCCACCTACTGAACTTTTAACAGCAACTACGACACCTTGCTGTGGTTCAATATGTATTCTTGTAACATTTAAGAAGAAGTTGCGTGTATAATGAAGACAAATGATATTGAACTAAGAATGATAGCAGCACAGATAACTATGAAGGCTTCTGTTGGAGCAGAAGACTTATGCAGCCGTTATAGTAGTGTATCACGTATGTTAGGTAATATGTTTAATGATGTGTATTACATTCTCCAAGATGTAAGATACAGATATAAATACAAGTAGTTATGAGCAAGCAAACATTTGACTTCTCGGAGGCTCTGAGAAGAATGAAGGAAGGAAAGAAAGTGAGAAGAAACGGCTGTTATTTTAGTTTGTCTATAAACAAGTATAAAGAAATATCCATCTTGTACCAACAAAGTTCCATAGAATCATTCACCCATGTTGTACCACATTATTGGCATTTCTTCTCCTTGGATGATATTCTTGCAACAGACTGGGAGGAGGTGTAAGGATGAAGAAGAAAATATTGACCCTCACCATCAGCAAGCAATGGTTCGACATGATTGCTGACGGAAGAAAGAATGAAGAGTATCGGGAGATAAAGCCGTATTGGGCATCCCGACTTGTAAACCAGCAAGCCGAAGGCGGCGAAGTGCTTTTTGATGAGTACGGCGGTTATTGTTGTGTGACAGGTGAACCGGAATACAAGCCATACACCCACGTTCTCTTCATAAACGGCTACCGCAAGGATAGTCCACGAATTGAGAAGGAGATTGAGAGTATCACCATCGGCAAGCCTAAAAAAGGTCTTTGCCCCGATAAGTGGCTTGATACTGAGTTTTTTATCATCAAATTTAAGTGATATGAAAGTAAAGAATTTACCAAAGAAGATTTACCTCAACATCTGTAGCAATGAAGATGAGGTAGATTACAATGAGCTGAACGGAGTAACGTTCAGTACAGAAAAGATTGGTGTTACCGATTGTGATACGGAAAACGTTCCTTACGTGAATGCAGCATCATTATGGCACGACCTAAAAGAAGATAAGCCACCATTAAAAAAGTGGGTAATGTTCCGATATAGTGGAGGTGGCGTAAATCCTATGGCTCTTTACTACGGAGCGATGAGTGATGATGTATGGATTGTCACTAGAGGAGACGGAACACAGCGTATTGAAGCTCTGTATGAGTGCTACGATAAGATAGAGTGGTTTGATTTTGATGAACTAAAATAGCGATAGCGTATGACAAACGAGGAATTTTTCAATGCGTATCGTGGCGAGCCTGTTCTTTATAAAGGTAAGGACATTGGCGCATACGTTGCAGGGTATGTAGAAGAAAAGTATATCATCCTTGGGTTTTATGATGACAAAGGATGTATTCTTGTCTTTAATACAGATGTGAATGTAGATGAGGTGTATGAATCATACCGATTCGCAAAGTTGAAGTATTTAAAAATAATAAAGAGTTAAGTGTATGGAAAAAGATAACTATTTTTTTAAGCTTTTATTTATTCTTTTTATATTAGGAATTTTTGCTTATATGGGTATTAATGATAGATCTCATAAAGGTAAAACTTTTTGGTATGAAGTAATAGATAAACGAGAGTCTGTAGGAAGTCACTTCTCAATTATTAACAAGGGAGTGAGGACAGATTATAATATAATATTCAAACGAATTGATAACGGAAAGCTGTTCCCATGTAAAGATGTGGAGTATGGAGACTATATTCAATATCAGTTAAACTACAAATACTCCATAACAGAGGAAGATATGCAAAGGCTTTCAGGTATTTATAATAGGGATTTCTATAAGTAATAAAAAAGAGAATATGAAGAAATATAAATATACGAACAAAGAGGAAAGACCAATACCCAAATATAAGAATGGTGATATTGCTTGGTATATTGATGGATGGTTTGATGCCCCACAACGCTGTATAGTAAAGGGATGCTGCAACGTATCTTGGTTTGAGGGGAACGAATTTAATTCATCGGGTTGGTGGATAGATTATAGATACAAACCCGACCATTGTAAACGAACCGTACAGCATACAATTAGAGAAGAAGAGCTTTTTGATACCGAGCAAGAAGCTTTAATTGCATTGTTCGAGCAGTTTAAAGAAAAAGTAAAACGTAAAGTAGAATTCTTTAATAAAGAGTCAAAAAAGCTTGGTATTAAACAAGAGTTGCGACTGCTTTAAAAAAAGGGTAGGGGAAGTTATTCTTCCCCTATCTCTTTTAAACCCAAATCTATTAATAGCTTATCCAATATCTCATTCACGTCATTACGGAAACTTCGGTAAGTAACATAATAGAAACTGATATTTTTGTAATCATGGCTTACATTAGAACATGTACACCCCAAAACCTTAGCGATTTTTTCTCTTAACCCTCTTCTCATCTTAGAACCGCCAAGGGCACTAGGAGAATAAAGATAAAGAATAACAAAGATAAATTGCTTGCGTACCATTGTGGAATTTCGTCCGGCATGATAGCTCATAAACTTATCGTAAATATTGCCTACTTGCGATAAATCTTGCATCAATGGAATGGAAAGACTTATTTCTTCCTTGGATAAGATGGCCTTAGTTTCTCTAATCCATTTTATGCGTTCCATGATTTTCTTTAGATTCGTTTCAATGTCTGGTTCTTTCATTCTTTTCTATTTTTAATCCAACATTTCATAGACGAAGTTAACCTCGTCTGCATCTATTTGTTTCCTAAACTTTTCTATGTTAGAAACTATCAACGAGCAGTGCTCAAACGAACTCTGCCCATTGATAACTTTTTCTATTCTTGTTATTCGGTATCTCATTTTATTTCGATAAGTGTTAAAATACAATACCCCAATAAATCTTTATAGCTGTCTAGGACAGGCTCTTCTTTAGCATCCTCGTTCAAAGTCAGCAAAGAGCAAATACGATTAATCTTCTCTTGCAAATGACCGAAGGCATACGGATAACCATCTTTAGCAAAACATTCCGAAAATGCGTTTCCATACCGCTTATTTTTGGTTTTGAACAATTCGATTTGCGATTCGATGATGTCGTTATAATCTGAAACAATATACCAAGAGAGCGTAAGCAAGGCTTCCATCGCCATTACGCTGATATGGATTCGTAAGGTTTCTTTGTCTTCAGAAGATGCTCGTATCTCATACATAAGACGAAGGAAATTGGCTGCGCTTGAAAATAATCCGAGCTTTCCGAAGTCCTCCCTTAGAGATGACACGAAAGCGGCATTATCCTTGCATTCAATCATGTCTGCCAAATGTCTAATCTCAAAGATATACTTGTTAGCATATTCGCAACATTCATTATTATTTTGTTCCACCATGTCCGTATCCTCCTCCACGATTATTTTCCATATTCAACTCTCCAAGTATGCAATCTGGATTTTCTACCTTGCGGAATGCACCCTGGCAAACACGAGTACCTTTCTTGACTACGAAAACATAATATTCGTAATCTGAATCTAGTTTGAATTTGCTATCCTTTGTCGGCATATAACGGTCGGAATTAACTCTATAAAGCGCACCAATATCGTTTCTATAGTCTTCATCGACCAAACCTAGACAAATATCAATGTCCGCTCTAACATTAGTCATGTAACCAACTTGTGTTTCGTTCTTGCCAATAAAGGCCACATCAACTTCCATACCTTTGTCAGTAAAGCCAGAACGTGAACGAATGTCCAAGCCAACGCCTTTAGGAAGTTCAATTCCTAAATATAGGTTGATGTGACCTCTACCCATTTTCACCCAAGGCATATTCAACACTACATCTTGTGGACAGTAAAAATCAACTGCCGCTGCATTACCTTCCTTATAAGGAACACTACCACCTCGCAAGTCAAGTACATAAGCCTTGCCTTGTGCAACTAACTTTTTTATTAACTCCTTATCCATTGTATATAAAGCCTAAATCATTTAAAGTTCTACAATTCTTAACCAGTCCTTTTGCCCATAAATTGCGCAACTCAGGTAACGGGTCTTTTCCGTACCTATTCTTTATGGTTGCTAAGGTCAAGATTTCCGGTTTAATATGTTTATCTCTTTTCTGTTGTCTTAGCTCCTTCAGAATATTCTCTAAGTTCTCCATTGACGAAATTCTCCATTGTTATATTGTCAACACCAAATTTATCAGCCAGATCATCGTTCCCAATAATCAGCCAATTAGATTTGTCTTTGAGAAACTCTATACTCTCGGTGCTTTTTGCAGCATCAACAAAAGTATCATCAATATTATCAGTAGAGCAATATGGAACTACCGCATTAACTGTATACATAGCAATTTCGTATGAAATAACCGATACCATTTTCTTGAATGTTATATCGCTTGAATACATTACTTGGTTCTTGTCATATCCTAAGATGTTGACACGGACTATATTATTATCTGCTTGCAACGCTCTAAAGAAATCGTGCTTTAGCTGAAAATCCGTAATATCTACAGGATGCTCATTACCCGATGGAATACTTATAATATCCAACAGGCTTACAAAAATAACTTTTTTAACCATTGTCTTCTTCTGTTAATAATTTATCTATTGTTTTTTCTAATTCGTCTAATCTTAGAGTATAATCCTCTTCGTAAACACATGTCAATGTAGAAATAAAGAACTTATCATTATCTGTTCTCAATTCAATCTCCATGTATTCCTCGTAATAGCTATCATATTTAATTGCTATCGAAAAGGAGTTCATGTAAGCTGGATTAAACCTCCTCTGCAAAGCTTGTGCTCTCGTAAACGCATCATTGAATTCGTTTGTCATGGTTCAATCTTTTGTGTAAGCATTTCTCTGTTCTTTGCCATTGCATCATGGAAGCCTAAATCGTATCTGTCGGTCTGCTCCAGCTCATAGTTCCGCTTTATAAGTTCACTTGTCTGATACGAACTCTTTGCAAGTTGAATCTTAAAATAGACAAACTCAACAAACATAGCCATAAAGCAAAGAACAAAACCGATAATTACCGCTGCCTTTGTGTACTCCTTGCAGAACCTTACAATACACTTAGCAACCCAGCATGTTGTACTAACTATGCCTACAAGTACAAGGTAAGGAATTCGTAAAAGAACCTTGCATAACATACTCATAGTACTCTTCGTATAAGATGCGAAATCCGTACTCGTAAAAACTAACTTTAACTTCTTCATATTTTAGCCTATTTAATGTTTATCAAAAGTCTTTTGTTAACGAACCACAACAAATCAATACCATTCATCATGCAATATCCGCAAAGCATGCCAATCAAGATTATTATCTTCTTGAACACTCGGTAATGTGTCATTTCAATCTTCAGCATAGACATCATCAAGTCTTCAAAGGAACGGTCTCTCATTGAATCTGGGTCTAGCCTCAACGATTTGACATTCATCTTGTACTTATTGGCCATTGAGAATAATATAATAGCAAACTCTGCTAATTTGTCCTCTAGAGTTCCGGCAACGAGTTTAGAATATATTTCTATCGTACCACGTCCATTAACATTTTCATATTCCCAACGTTTGGCGTTGAAACGACCTTCGTATTTGCGCATTTCTACAATAGCGTCAATTACGTTGAATGTTTCTGCTCTTTGGGTCTGGCTAGCAACATCAAAGTTGCAAGCCTCTATAATCTGTTCTATTTCTGCTATCTCCATTTTATACTATTGAATCTAAGTCAAAATCATTAGAAGGAATGAAAGCCACATGGTCTTTCTCCCTTGTCATCGTTTTCTCTCCTGTTCGCACGCAATTAATTTGCTTGGGATTTTTATGTCGTACCACAAATGTTCCAAAGCTGCGTATCATAACACGGTCTCTGTTGCGCAACGATTGCTTTGTGAGGTCTATGAAATAATTCACAATGGCTTGAACATCATCCTTGCGGAACTTTTTGCCATTTACATCTCTAAGGTTCTTAATGATTGCCTTGACAATTTCTTCTTTCTTCATATTCTCTAAGTTTTTTATTCCCTAAACTTCTAATCAAGTCGTATGGGTCTATACCATATTTCTTAACGAAACATTCTCTTAGCTTGCATATAGCCTTAAAATCTGCATTTGTTGTATTCTTGACTATCATATAAGCTGAGTCTAATCTAACATCAGCTTTAGGAGCTTTTACCCGAAAAATCTTGTTGCCTTTCTCGTCTTCGATAAGTTCTATATTAACTTCCTCGCCCTTAGCTTTTTTTCTTGCCGCCCATTCTTCATAAGTGATGGCATTTTGCTTGATAGCCTCATCTTCTTTAGCCTCTTTCTCTTTCTGTATATTTGCCTCTACTGCTTTTATGGCATCTATACGATGGGAACAGAAAGTATTCAAGCTCTTTGTTATAACTTGCGGATTTGGCTTCTTGTAGAATTTCTCAAACTTTCCGGCAATAAACATCTTGAAGAAAGTAATCAGCTCGTTCAGATTAAGGAAATAATACTCATCCTTTATAGCATTTGCAGTCATTATCTTGATATTGTCAGTAGCCTCATTATTTACAAAGCCACAAATACCATAGACATCAGAAACCCATGCTACAAGCCATGTTATTGCACTTCCTTCTCCATAACACAAGTCAAGATAGGTAAGTGTTGGTGCGTTGCTTTTAAAAGCTTTCCCGATTGGCATCTTACTACCTACTTGGCTTGATGGAGAGAAAGACATTAGAACGTTATCGAATGTTCCGTACTCATTGAATATTCGTTGCTTTTCTCTGTTGATTGAGGCGCTGCACGAGGTCGGCTGATTCTTGGTAATAGCCTTGCTCTGCGTCTTTATTAGTCCCTTGCTTTCTATCATCATAATTTCCTTCCAATACTTTAACAAAATTATTTGGTCTCATAATCCAATCAAAACTCGCCATCCATCCATTACTACCATTAAGGAATGAAGATGCTGCCGCCTTGTCAATCATCAACTTCATCTGCTCACTCCCATATTCTTTAAGCCGTGAATTAATCATTGACTTTCTCTTCGAAGTCAGAGCATGAACAAGAGGCATTCCTCTTCCAACGATAACCTTATTGAAATATTCGCAAACCTTCTTTGCTTTATCATCCACTTGTTGTACACTAGGGACGTTGTTCAATGCTATTCGTTCAGGTTCGTTCTTGTGTGGTTTATATTCTTCACCTTCAGCATATTCTATGTTGTCTTCATGCTTCCAAATAAAGACTTTTCCGCTACCGATAGATAACATTTGTTTCTCAAATAGCCCCTCAATAGCTTTTTTTACCTTTGCCACCGACATGCCTATCTTTTCCGATAATTCTTTGTTGCTTCCATATACATATCCGTCTTTGTCAGCATTAAATGACAAACGGACGAAAGCGACTAATTCATCAGCATCCAAGCTACATGCTTTTTCATCTAATTTTACTACCATATCTTAAAAGAATGTATTTGTTAATTGTTTATTTCCACTCATTATTACCCACTTTCCTTTGCCGTTTTGATCTAGCAATTTCAAGTCTTCAACCTTCCCGAACCTCTCATAAGTACCGCAGAGGTCAACAAACCAAGGCTGTTTCCCTTTTGATAGTCTAAGAAGTCTTCCTACAACTTGATAGTATTGCGCTAATGAGCGTGTTGGCTTTGCATACACGACCGTATCTAACTCCGGATAGTCAAAACCTACGACCAATATTTGACTATTTACCAATACTTTAGTCTGCCCATTGCGGAAACGCTCGATGATTGCTTCACGTTCTTTTGGAGGAGTCTCTCCGCAAACCATTTCGCAGTTAGGTATGGAATATGTCAGCTTCTGAGCTTCCTTAACGAACTTCGTAAAAACCAAGATACCTTTACGCTGTCCACCTCGTTTAGGATTAAGCAATCTTTTAACAACACTAACTAGCCATCCGTACAAATCTACACGTTCATATTCTTGCTTGACACTTTGGTCAGTGTAATCACGGCAAGTTGAATTGAGCTGCAAGTTTCCTTCGTTCCATTGTGGTGGCGGGCATTTGTAATAGTTCGGAAGACAGATATATCCGTTTTTTGCCATATCCTCAACTTGAACATAGTAAATAAGCTCCTTGAAAATCTTGTCTCTACTTCTTGTCAGAAACTTCAGTATGCTACCATAGTTCTGATAGGAATACAAACGGAAAGGTGTTGCGGTTAAGCCTATGACCTTACTCTTTAATTTATCAAGAAACTCCTTATACATGCCGGATTCTGGTTTCACTAAATGAACCTCATCAATTAATATGTATTTAAAGTCTGTAAACAATTCGGGATGTCCTTTCACGCTACCAATTGTAGCAAAAGTAACATCGCTGATTTCTTTTGATTTAAAGCTAGCGGAATAGATGCTGGCATTATCAAATCCATAAGAACAATACTTCTTGTAGTTTTGTTCCAAAATTTCCTTAGTAGGAGAAAACACAAGCACTTTATCTTTGAGCCTAGCAGCTATATCTGCCAAAATCAATGATTTGCCCGATGCAGTAGGGAGCACTTCCAGAGCGTTCCAGTTTTTCTTCTTATCCAAGAAAAACTCAACCGCCTTCTTGCTTGCCTCTTCTTGATATGGTCTTAATTTAAACTTCATTTCACAAATAATATGAAATCACTTTTGTTACTATATAGGAATGCACAAGTCTTATGCATAACAAAAGCCAATAGAAAAATGACCTTACAGTTTTTATGGTGTGTCTCACCAAGACGTTTGCAAAGGTACGAAGAATAATTTAATAATGCAAATAAATTAGTGTCTATTATTGAAGCTGTAACATTATTTAAACCTTATTGATTATCTTTTTCTTCATTCATTTTCAGAATTAGAGCCGCATAGTATTTATAGAGTTCCTGTAATTCAAACACCGACCAATTCTTTGCTTGATGCTTCATTACTTCCAGTAAATCGACTTGTTGTTCTCCGAGCCGCTTTACTTCTTCCATATCTAAAGGAACGTGAGGATGCTTTTGCAAATAAGCCAATCTTCCAAGCTTCATTACTAAATTCTTTCTATAACCGATAAGATGGTCAGAAGAGAATCTGTTGCATCGTTTGCATTCCGCATTCTGATTACGTGTATCAAAGCGCAAACTCATATGAGTTCGTCCGCAATAATGCCCATTGTCGGCTTGGTCGATTGGCAATATTCGTCCACAACTGATACATCTGAAGTACTTATAGTGAAACTCTCTAGAGTCTCTCATGCGGATATAAACCGACATAAGCCTATCTAGCTTGTCAACCCACTTTTGCTTCTCGCTCCTTTGGTGTTTAGGCTTCTTTCCTCCTTTGTTAAATCTATCATAATATCCCATAATCTTTATCCTTTATCAAACCAAAAGTCATAGTTGCTGCTGTGGGGGTCGAACCCACAACCTTTTTCCGATTTGGGCGGACGTTCTACCATTGAACTAAGCAGCACCACCCCATAGGGGGATTTCAAACTAATTAAATAATAAGAAAAATGAAAAGCCTTACTCCTTTGGTTTACCCATATGCAAGAAAACATCCATGATAGATGTTTCCTTAAGGCTTGTAATATTGTAATCAATCATAGTCTTACCCATAATCTCATCTACATTCTTACGAGCCTTCTCAATGGTATCACCCTGCACAAGATAACGAACCTTGGTCTTCCTCTCCTTGCCAGATTTTTCGTCAATAGTAATCATGTTAATACTGCAATCGTAGTATTTATCCTCACTATCTACCTCTGAAAGGAACAACTCAGAGAAACCAGCTTTCTTCATAGTGACAATCTCCATATCACCATTTGTGTACACCGCCATTTCTTCTGTAGTCTTAGCCTCGCATTCTGACCATGACAAGGCATCTACAACATATTGCTCTGTAGTTTTAGCGTTCGTTCCGTCTTCTAGAGTTTTCTCATAACGAACACCTACGATAAAATACTTTCCTGTTAATGATTTCATATTCTTTCTTTTTATGTTAGAGAATGTGGTATCGGTGAGGCTTGAACTCACGACCTAATGTTTAGGAAACATTTGCTCTATCCAACTGAGCTACGACACCAAGCATCCTATAAAAACTCTTTATTTAATTCTGCTTGCCTCTCCACCTGCGTCTGCCATACCATATAAGCATGGTCTTGTGGAGTAGGTATGTATAATCCTCTTTCCATCGAGCAATGATGAAGCCATCGGTCTATACATAAAGACATTTCTTCTTTGTCAAGGTCTGGTATGTGCCTCCAATATTGGAAGGTCTTGCCTTGTTTATTCTCACGCTCCCTAAGAAAAACATCCTTATTTACACGTTTGAACTCTTGTTCGATATAGTCCTTAGTATATCCTTCTTCAATAGCTACGTAAGTGATTGTTACCCACAGATAAGCATTCTGCTGGATTGTCCTAGATTGTTGTCTTTCTTTAAGGTCAACAACAAAGAACTTCTCATTATAATAATCACCTTGTAGTTTCTTGGCTTTGGTTATCATAGCCCTGGTTCGTTCCTCGAACTTTTCAAGCTCGACCGGATTCAACATATTATATACCATCTTTCTTTAATGAAAGGTGGAGAAAATTAATTCTCCACCATAATAAGTTTAAAATGGCGCATCAGATGTGTTAGTGCCACTCGGCTGTGCTGGTGGAATTGGTGCTGAACCTGCGGCTGGAGCTTGTGGTGGAAAAGGATTATTAGCAGCAGCTTGCATGCCACCTTGTTGCGCATTGTTCTGTGCTTCAATCTTTTGCATCTTGTAGCCACGAACAGATGTAAACCAGTCTGTTGTGCCATCCTTCTTTGTTCCTTGATATGATTCAACGTCAAAGAATACTTCAGCAATATCCCCGACATTAAAACCATCCGGTACATGTACATTCTTACCACTGAATTCAAAGATGATGCGCTTTTCGTAGCCACGTTCACCTGTCAAACCATCGAAACGTGTTGCATCTAACATCAAACGTCTCTTTTCAAATGGTTCTTTACCTTGTCTCTGAATAGATTGGATGCCTTCGATAGCAACAATCTTACCTTTATAACTATTAGCCATAACTTAAAATATTTAATAAAACAATAAATTATCTAACTCTGTTCAAGGTCAAACTAGGCTTTACCTTAGTTACCTTTTTATACTTTTTCAATAGATGGTTGTAAGCTTCTTCGTCATCCGCATCAAAAGCCTTCGTGTCTAACGTAACCCTCTCAGAAGCAGACTTCAAGGAATAAGTGTAAATTGAAGTTTTATAAGATGTGAGGTTGTCATTTGACATACCATCAAAGATAGCTGCCTTCAACTCCTTTTCCTGTTCTTGCAATTTAGCAATGCGCTCTTGAACGTCCATGAGTGCGATTTCGTTATCTATAATGTAATAAGGTGTTTTTGTATCATCATTATACAAACGACCTTCTTTCTCGCATCGGAACAATTCTTTAACATCACTCGCAGGTCTTGGCTTGCCTAATGGGATGAGTTTACAGATTGTTCCACGCTTCTCGTCATCACGCAACCACATACAACATATACGTGTAACCTTCAGATGAGGATTCAATGTTTCGAAACCGAACTTATACATCGAGTTCTGCCAACGCACATACTCCTTATTAACGGAATAAGTACCCTTAATATCCCAAATCTCAACCTCATCGTCCGGTGCATCATCCTTGTGCATCACCAAGTCGATTGCACTTGCATGGTCTTCTCCGATTCGAAGGACATATTCGCTACCTATAATCTCATATCCATTCTTTTTGATATAAGCGACAAAATCCTTGACACTCTCTGAGGCTGGCTCAATACCCAATGAAGCAAACAACTCTACCTGCTCATGGATAATAGTGCCTTTTTCGGCAGCTTTCTTCAATACCTCTTCGCTTACGTTAGAGTACATATTGGGAAATACATACTGATGAAGCATACCTGTAATGCCACTTAATTCACGACCATCATAAAAGTATTGATGTGTGGAGTCCTCATAAAGAACTCCACTGTTATTCAATTGTATCATACTAATCTTGATTTAAATTGTGTCAACTTAGCTAAGAACTCTGCATTCTTTTGATATTCGGGATAAGCATCATAAACTGCTTTTAAATCCTTCTTGCTCTGTGCGAGTTCCATCTTTCGTAATGCACATTTGCGTTTAAACTCTTCGGACTTCTGAAGGTCTGGGAATCCGTTCCAAACTCTATCTACGTCCTCCCAAATTTGAGCTTGTTGCAATTGTGGATAAGCATATTGTTTTTGCTCATTAAGATTTTCGTCTTTTTCTTCCTCGCTCTTTGGGGCTGGTTCAGAGTAACCATATACTTCTTTCTGCTCATTCATCCATTCAAGAACTTCTTGTTCTGTCATGCCGCAATACCAACGCACAATGTTATTCTCATCTTGAATAATAAGTTTGGCAATACATCTGTTTGTATAACCTACATATCCAACATGGAAAATTGTCTTCAACTTTCCGCTTTGAGAATATTCGGTGTTTCGGTTGAGGTTGATGAATATCTTCTTGGGAGCAGTATACAATTCTCGACCGATACCTAAACAAGAGCATGCACGCTTGAAAGAGTCGCTAGCTTGGCCTTTAACGGCTTCGGTGTTACTTGGCGTACCAACATCTTGCTTATCTATCCAACCGATACCTTCTTTATAAACGGAAACCGTACAAAAGAGGTTCTGACCAATAAGCTCATGCTTACGTTTCCAACCATAGATGCCGAACTTCTCATCTAATCGTCTCATATCACATCTTGCGTCCTTGTAAAGCAACAAGGAACACCAGTCCGGTGACTTCTGATTACCACCTTGACCGACACGGACTTCTATCTCATCCGCATCAAGGAGGCGAAACTCATAATCCTTAATTTCTTCGCTCTGCCCTTCTACAGGCTTCGCTGCCTTATTCTCTGCCATAGTCGTATATTTTAAATAATCATTTTCTTTATCTGACAAGAAACAACAAGTTCATTGATTTCTTTGATAGAATAATATCTAGGTGAGTTCTTACTATCACCTACATATTCTTTCATTAACCTATTCTTGACCCATTTGTCAATCATCTGCTTTTCGAATCCTTTTGATGCGAGATAGCATTCGGCATCCTTTCTGCGTATCCTGTCGGAACGCAACCCCATTTCAAATTGGGCATCCATCCGTCCCGCTTGAAATGCGACTGATACTAATTGCTTAATCTCGCTTAATGACATATTCTTTCTACAGTTTTTATGGTGTGTCTCACCTTTTTATGTAATATTACAAAAAATATATTAAATTTCTTGCAAGTTACGATATATTTATGTATATTTGCAACATATTTAATGTTTTCGAGTGCAAAGATAAGAAAAGTATTGCAAACATGCAAATAAAATAGTGCTTAAATATACTATATTAACCTTTATTATCTTTAAGCTCTAAATGTTTACATAAATTAAGTTACACATGCGCTTACTGCGTATTAAATTTTAGGTTATGAATAGTGCATACGAAAGACTGAAGGCTGTAATCATTGCTTTGGGTTACACTTCAAATGAAAAATTCGAGGATACCGTTGGCTTAGGACATGGCTTCGTCAGCCGTATAACTAATCGTGTATCTTCCAAAAGCTTACAAGCTATAACGAGAAAATTTCCGCAGGTAAATCCAAGTTATATTAGGACGGGAATGGGGGAAATGTTCATCTCTTCACCTATAAAGATAAGCGAAAACGAAAACGCAAAGACTAGACTGCGTGAGTATCTTAAATATAAAGGAATTACCAAACGAGAATTTTGCGACAAAGCTGACGTGGCCTCTAACTTTCCAATCATAGGGAAGAATGGTGTATTCACGGCAAGAGTATCTTATAGAGTGAATTCTAAATTCCCAGATCTTAATATGGATTGGCTAGCTAATGGAGCTGGCGAAATGTTGCAGCCGGAGGCTAATGTTGAGAAATTCAACAACTACAAAAGCAGAATAGCGCCATTCTGTACAGAGATGGGAATTAGTACTACATTCTTCTTGCGGAAATGTAAGAGCTATACCAGTGCAATTAGCAGATTGCCGGATATGCCTAGCGAGACTTTCTTGAAGAATATCTCTTTGGCTTACCCTCAGCTAAATCTGAATTGGCTTAAGACCGGAGAAGGAAAGATGTTTAACGATGACATCAAATCGAATATCAATTCAAGCGTCAGCTTTGTTCCTCTTGTTCCACAGATGGCTTATGCTGGTTATCTCAGCGGATATGCAGATGATGTATATATATCATCGCTCCCAACAATCCCTATTGTAAAGGAAGATAAAGAAAAGTACGTAGCATTCGAGGTAAGCGGTGATTCTATGGATGATGGCTCGTCTAGAGCTTATCAGAATGGAGACATCGTTATATGTAAAGTCTGCCCTGACTACATGGTAAAGAGCAATGGACTTCATATAGACGGAAAGGAATATATCATAGTTCATAAAGAAGGTATTCTGTTGAAGCGTATCATTGACTTGGATATGAATAATGGAAAGCTTATATTGCGTTCCTTTAATCCTACTTATCGTGATTTAGAGTTGGATTTAGCAGATGTGAAGCAGCTCTTAGTTGTGGAATATCAGCAGAAAAGGAAATGATAATGTAAAGTATATTTGTATGTTCTGTGGAGTAGGCTTGCATAAAATGTCGCAAAATTGCCGCAAAATGATTATTCGCCTATAGCGTAAGTTGCTATTGTTTAGGCATTTTATTGGTGTTCCGTATAACAGCCTTCTAAGCTGTGGGTCTTGGGTTCGAACCCCAACGGAATCACTATAAATATAAACAAGAAATGGTGAAATAATCGTATAGGTTGTTTCACCATTTTTCTTTATAAATGGCTATAAAATAGGCGTTTATGGACGTATAATGAACTTTTGCTTATGAAACAGAAACGATTTATTAGAAGATTTTAATATTCCACAAGTAGGCTCTGAGTACTACAAGTAAAGTGTAAAATTGCCGCAAAATTGCCGCATTTTCCGCAAAATTGCCGCAAAATATTGTAAATTTAAAGGAAAAATATTATGGCTACAATAACATACGAGCTTGGAAAACCAAAGCAAGACAAAACAAGAAAGGTGTCTATTGTTCTTTCTCATAAGGGACAGAGAAAAAGATTTCCTACCAATATAGTTGTTTCCGACTCAGACTTGTCTAGAGCCGGAAAGATTTCTTCACGTAAGATATTGAAGACGATTGAAGATAAAATGAATGTTATGAAGGATGCACTCTATGACTTAGAGGTAGACTTGCTAGGTAAAGATGTGGATATTGATTGGATATGTGAGCATTTGATTGATATAGGCAACAAGACAGAGGATTTAGACTTCTTTTCCTTTACCGAAGAGTGGGTTGAGAAATCCGACAATAAGGGAAAGAAGAATTATCTGATTATGCTCAATTCCCTTGCACGTTATAATGGTTGCCGTAAGCTGCCGTTTTCTCTCATAGACTACAGATTCCTTAACGGATATAAGAAATTCCTAGATGGTCATCCTAGGGCGCAATCCTTATACTTGGGCAATATGCGGCATATCTTCAATGAAGCTATCAAAGAATATAATACGAATGGAAATGATATTATCAGAAGTAATCCTTTTGATAAATTCTCCGTTCCGAGGGATATTCCGCAGACAAAAGATAGGATAATCAGTGAAGAGAACCTTGTAAGAGTATTTAATTTCAAGGGGACTAGACGTGTAGGTATGGCAAGGGATTGTTATGTACTCTCGTTCTTTCTGATGGGAATGAATTCTGTTGATATATATGAATGTGTCAGCTATAATAAGGGTGTACTCGCCTACGATAGAGCTAAAACTAGAGATAGGAGAAACGATAATGCCCACATAGAAATTGTCGTACCTGACATCATCAAACCTTTGTTCCGAAAATATAAGGGAACAACAAGGGTCTTTGATTTCTATCAGAAATATAGCAATGCAGCCAATTTCAATAAGCATATAAATAAGGGATTGCATTTCATAGCTGACGAATTGGGCATTCCTCGTTTCGATTTCTACTCAGCCCGTCATACTTGGGCATCTATAGCAAGAAATAAACTAGGTATTGATAAGTATACCATTCACGAAGCACTCAATCACGTTTCGCAGTTAGATGTTACTGATATTTATATTCAAAAGGACTTTACGAATATCAATAAGGCAAACGAAAAGGTTGTTGAATATGTAACGGAATTGATAAAAAAGACGAAGAACGATGCTTGATTCTTTAGAGAGAGGGGAAATATTAATCTTCCCCCTCTTTTTTCTTGTCGTTATCCTTATCCTTTTTGTCCATTTTTGCACCTGTAGCTTTCATAATAGCCTTCAGAGCATCTTCGAAGTTCAAGGAGTCCTTACCGCCATTAGGGTGTTTTTCCCACCAGTCAGGGTCAACCCAACGCATAGCCTTGTCATACCAAGTTTGGTCGACGGATGTTTTCTTGCCATCTTGACTGATTAACAGATACCCACCTTGCCCATCGCTAGCAATTCGCTGAACTTGTTCAAGGTTGACCCACGTCTTTTGTTTTTCGCTATATACCCACATAATTATATGATTTAAATTATTTTTATTCCTATTGTGCAAAAGTACAGCGAAGTCTTAAAAATACCAAATAAAACCTATTTGTATGTTTCAAGTTTGACCAAATGTGAGTTATTTTGTGTACCTTTGCAGAAAATTCTTAAAATATGATACAAAGATTTACGGAAATGTACTACGATGATGCGGTGCGCTTCGCTCAGTACATACAAGCTACTGAAGGTGGCGAAATAGAACTTGTAAAAGAGGATGCCGATGGTTTCCCTCTTCCCCCTAAGCATAAGATATTTGGTAACATGGTTAATTGTCTGAAGGTAAGGAACTTTGAAATTGCTTATTTAGAGCAAAGAAGAAACCCCGATGATGACAAGAAACATCGTAATCGAAATCTCTATCGCTATATAATGGGGCAGAAGATTAAAGAGGTTAGAGAACTTAGTGGTATAACATTGGAGGAGCTGGCAGAAAAGTCCGGTTATAAGCCTAACAACATTCGTAATATTGAGATGGGGCGTTTTAATGCCGATATTGATACGCTATGTAATATTGTTGAGGCTATGGATGCCCATTTTGAGGTAATGAAGGATTAAAAGTCCTTTCGATATATAAAATATATTTAAATACGGAAATAAAAGCATTAAAAAACTTGCAAAATTAAGGTGTTATTCTTATCTTTGCATCGTAATATAAAAAGGTGAGACACACCGAAACAACTGTATCGGATTATGAATAAAGCATATTTGATTTTTAGCAAGAATACAAGTATTCAAGAATGTTGTACTTGGTTTCGCTATCGTGATGAAGCTTTAAGATACAACAAAGAACATTTTGAGAATGTATTTAAAGTTCTGCCACATGAGTTCGATTCTCTGAAAGAAGTAGACCCTTGCGAGCCAACAGAATTTATGGATTCTTCAAGATGCGAACATTGCTGGAGAAAGATAAAGTGTGATTATTTAAAACATATAGGAGATATGAATATGAAGAAAGAAGAAAATTTTAACCCACATGTTATTGATGACAGTGAGTTTGAAGAAGTCAGAAAGTCGTTTGAAGAGAAGTTTGGTGAAAAGAAGTAGTGTTTCACAATTAGCTAAAAGTGAGTTTAATAACCAGAACGCATTTGCTTGGATGAGAGAATATTGCTATCTTTGCATTGCGTTCCTTGAAATAATTAATTATGAGTAATAACAAAGAAGATTTTGATGCGCAGATAAGCGCATTTAAAGAGAAGTATCCCGATTTCAAGCCAGCCAAGGCTATTGAAGTTCTTAACTTGATTATGACAAGAAAGAATGCCAAGGAAATTCTTGAAGGAAAGAAGAAAGTTGAGTATCGAGCCTACACAGACCATTATATTGGTCGTTTGTTCGACAAGGATGTTTTGGAGTTCCTTAAGAAGCATGGTGAAGAAGAGGATGTTATCAAAGCGCAGGAGGATGGTATTGTTGACCCTTTGCGAGTAGTAAAAACAATCCACTTCCATGATTATAACAATTCGTGGTATCTCGATTGTGATGTATTGGTAAATGATACTTGTATCGTTATGAAAGAAGATATTGATTTTCTTCACGAAAAGTATGATAGCCATGATTTGGATGAAATGTACGAAGCATTGGAGCTTAAAAAGGAAAAAGAACGTCCTTTGTTTTTCTTCTTTGTTGTTGATAAGGTAAAAGAAACGACTCTAAAGTAGGTGGGCGTAAGTCCACCGAGCCTAGATAATTCCCCAAGGGGAGTAGTTTATGATTCGTGGACTTAAAACGTTACAACTATGTCAGAGGCATCAAAAGGTTATCGTTATTCTCAATGGAGAGCGGTAACAAATCGTACAACTGGTCTTAGGGCTGGTGAAAGACGTGAACGTGGCAGAAATGTTGAGTACCGAAACACAGGCGCACAGGGAACTACTTATGGTGGTGCTATGCGTACTTTGGCAGCACGTACCGCAGCTAACAATGTCACAGAACGTGTAAACCGCAGACTTAGAAGAGGTTAAAAGTCAAAAGGGGTAGAATGAATTAACTTTCATTCACCCCTTGTTTTTAAGGAGAATAATGTATGCAAGAACTAAAAAGAGCAAGAGAAATCATTGATGATGTTTCCAAGGAGACAGATAGTATATTACTTTTCCATTCTCTGAGTGGAAAGGATTCTATCGTATTGCTTGACTTATGCTACAAGAAGTTCAAGAGAGTTGTGGTAGTATTCATGTATATAGTAAAAGACTTGGAACATATTATGCGTTACTATAATTACGCTAAAGCCAAGTACCCGAACATTGAGTTTGTTCAAGTTCCTCATTATGCCTTATTTTATGATATAAAAACCGGATATATGGGAATAAAACAAGACCCTAAGCAAAGACAATGGACATTAGCTGATATAACCGAAAAACTCAGGAAGAGACTTGGTGTAGAGTGGGCTTGTTATGGATTTAAACAATCCGATTCTTTGAACAGACGGCTTATGCTTAGAAGTTATACGGATGGAAAGGAAGCTATCAATTGGAAGACGAAGAAATTCTATCCTTTATCTACATATAAAAACAAGGAAATAATGGATTATATTCTTGACCATCGTTTAAAGAACCCAGAAGCAAATGGAACGAATAAACAAAGTTCAGGAGTTGATGTTGAGGATATTGAGTATCAGAAATTTCTCAAAGAGTTTTATCCGGCAGATTTAGAGAAAATATACAAGGTATTCCCAATGGCAAGGATAGTTATGTTGAAAGCTGATAAAAACAAGGAGGAACTGAAATGAAAAAAGGAAGTGAAACAAAGATAATCAAGAGGTCTCAAATAAACTTGAACCCTTGCAACCCGAAGGTACATACCGATGCGGACATTAAACAGCAAAAAGCCAATATTAAGAAAGTTGGTCTTATTGGTGGTATTCAATGGAATGAAACAACAGGAAATCTCATAGATGGGCATAAACGAGTGATGAGCGTTGACCTTATCCAAGGTTATGATGGTACTCCCGAAACAGATTATGACATCAAGGTAGAAGCCGTTGATTTTGACGAAAAGACCGAGAAAGAGCAATTGTTGTTTATGGCGAAGTCGCAAGACCCGATAGATTACAACTTGGTTGCCAAGAACTTTAGTATAGATGAAATAGATTTCAAGGCTGCTGGCTTCACGGAACAAGATACTGAACAAATCAAGATGTTACAAGATGATTTGGAAGCATCATTGAAGGATTCCGGCATGGATGACTTTAGTGAGGATTTCTTGAATGAACCAATAGCTTCAGTTACTACTTCAACGCAAATGACCGAATTACCCAACATCGAAAAAACATCTGAAGAGATAGTGGCCGAGCACGCAGCTAAGCCAAAGATGACAAAGGAAGAGGTCAAGGAGCAAAAACTGCATTGTACTGATGTCGGAAAGAAAAGAAAGGAAGATATTGATAACTTTATTTTCATTGACTTCGAAAGTATTGAGCAAAAACGGCTTTTCTGTGATATGTTGCACATGGAAGCCGCTAACTCTATGCGTATTTCCGGAAGCCAGATTTTAGGTTTGTTGTAATATGGGACGCAAGCGAATAAAGCCTCTTGTAGTGAGGAAGAATCCCATAGATGTTGCCAATATGGTAATTGATATGGCTAGGGAACAGAGTAAGGATTGTATCGTTATGATGTCTCTTGGCAAGGACTCCATTGTTACATTGGACTTATTATATGAAAAGTTTGAGCGGATAGTATGTGTATTTATGTATCTCGTAAAAGACTTAGAGCATATACAACGATGGATAAACTGGCTGAAGGCTAGATACCCGAAGATAGAGTTCGAGCAGATACCACATTGGAATACAACATACAATCTTCATTATGGAGTTTATTGCGTTCCGAATCCAAAAGTAAAGGTTCTTAATCTTTCTATGGTAGTAAAAGCCTTAAAAAAGCGTTTCGGAATAGAATACGTATTCTTTGGTATGAAGAAAGCAGACTCGATGAACCGAAGCCTTATGTTGAAGTCGTATGAGGATGAAAATTACATTCATGGTGGAAACTGTTATCCTCTTGCTGATTTTACTCAAAAGCAAATCTTGCAATATATGAAACATCGGCATCTGCCTAAGCCGATAATGTACTCCAGAGCATTGCGCTCGGAGAATGCAGAGGTAGGGAATGCGTCAGGCGGTTTGTCTTTGGACTTGGATTGTTTCGCATGGCTAAGGGATAATGCACCCGAAGACTTAGAGCGAATATATAAGGTATTTCCACAAAGTAGGGTAATACTTTATAGGTATGATAACAGATAATGTTCTTTTTAATTTATATATAATAATGTATTATCTTCTTTATATGTATTGGCAGGCTTGTGAAAGTCTGCCTTTATTGTTAACGTATGTAATAAACATATTCTTAAATACAAACGAAGGTTAAATAAATAAAGAAAAACCATAAAACGTTTGCAAATTAGAAAACAAATTCGTATCTTTGCAATGTCTTTAAGAGATACTTGAAGATTTGCCGCAAGACAAGTTTCTTGCAAGATAGTGCAGAGCGAGCACGTTAAAAACTAGCACAATTGTTATGAAGATGATTACCGAAAAGCAGAAGAAGTTCATCAATGATATTAAAGGTGTTATTACAGAAAATGGTATTAATGCTATTGATGCATTGGACTTGAATAAGTTTACTTGCTATGATGCATCTAAGCTTATTGGTGGTTTGCTTGGTCTTAGAGACTGCTACAAGGCGATTACAAGAGGTGCATGTGTAACTAGTACAGCGTATTGCGATGAGGCTTTAGATAATGTCTTTGATACAATTGAAAAGTACAAATAATATAAAAGGTGAGACACACCACAAAAACTGTCTAAGAGAATGAATAGTAAAGAATTAGTAAGAAATATGATAGCTTTCTTAAATGAGCGTCACGATATGGATTGTGTTACGTTACGTCAGCGTTTTGCAGTATGCTATGGTATGAGTGAAGACGAGGCAAAGAAAGTTATTTTGGAGCTGACAATGCTTCAGATATTTGCAGAAAGTTTTGGTGTTGAAATTTAAAACTTTGAGATTATGGATAAGAATACAGCATATCAAGTAATAAGCCAATTTAGGGCAAATAATTGCAAGAGTGGAGCTTTGGCTAACGCTTTGGATGTAGCATTGAAGGTTTTGAAACCAGTGGCTACAAATAACGTTTATGTTATCAAGTTGGAAATATTGGGGACTACGTTATCTAGGTTATGGTTAGAAACATCTAACGATAAAAAAAAGATGCAAGCGCATATTGTGCAGAATGGAGAAGTAAGATAGTAGAGCGATGTAAGGACGATAACAATTCTTTCGAGTTTGATTTTCAACATGGGAGTCCTTATAATTTCACGGCAAACAAAAAGAATTGCAATGAGTTGCCTTTTTACTTTGATGGCAAACATTATTGCTTTACGATATTAGAGGGCTATAAAAGTCTTAAAAGCAAATATGAGCAGAGCATTGAGCACGATATGGATGCCGTTCAAGATATGATGTCTTATTTAAATTTATAGAGCATGATGTTATACGAGGTAGGCTGCATCGTCAAAGAGGTGCAGCCAAAGAATGGAGTTAAGATTTCATTAGAGGAAGCTCAGGCTTTGGTTGATGGATATGTTGAATTGATACATCTTGATGGCGATAATATTTTGTTATGTGATGGTGATGGAGTGCTAAGGTTCAAGCGAATAAATACATTAGCAACAAGTCACGCAAAACAATTAGGCTGGAAAGGTAGTTATTTGGTTGGGAGTGTTTTATTTTTAAAGGATAAGGAGTTTTAAATATGAGTAAGGCTAGAAAAAATGATATGAATAAGGATATACCTGAAGAGCGAATAACTCTTAGGGTTTTGAAGAATTATTCCAAGATGCAAGAAGAGTTGTACCGTCTACGTAAGAAAACACGTGAACAAGGCTACAGACTTAATGAACTCAACAATCAGCTACAGAGGCTTAACTCGAAAGAAGTTAGGTGTGAGTTAGAGAAGTACAGAAAGTTACTCTTAGAGCGTGATGAGTTACGTGAAAAGAATAAGGCTTTGGAGCAGGTGGTAAAGCAATACGATGGATTAAAAAGTTTTTTTATCAATGAATTGAACAAAAAAGTGGAGGACAAAGAATGATTATAGGTTCTATGACAGGGCGTGAACTCTTTGAGATATTCGAGAAGGATAAGCCTATGCTAGAAAAGTTTGCTATCGAAAAAGCAAAGAAACTCATTCGTGAGCTTCGTAAGGGAATGGGACGATATACTACTCAGTGTTATGATTTCAAGACGAAAGATGCTACTGAATACAAGGTATGTGTGTTTGTAGATAGAGGGAACATAAGACAATTCTATTTTGACATGTTTATCTATTGTAAGGAAACGAACGATTACGTATGTGCTACATCCTTGTTGGACGAAGAGAATAGTGCAGAGCAGTTCAGTTATACGCCCCATTTCTTACGAAGATATGCAGAGCGAGCATTGGGAATAGAGAATATGCCAATTAATTGGGTATTAGCCCATATTGAAAGAGAAGTGGCTTATACGGTGCTTATTTATAAGAATGATACAAGCAAGGTTGTAGCTACGAGTATGGGGCTTTATCTGCAAAAGATTGACTATAAGCGAGGTATTAATATCTGCAAGACTTTTGTTAGCGTAGATATGCTTAAATCTTCCCAAATTAAAGCATATATGGTAGTTGCCGACTTAATTAAAGAATATTCTGAACGATACACTAAAGTTCAAAGGAATGATAATGTACAGGTAGATTTCGCTAAAGATTGTTTGAGTAGAGGTATTACTGAAAAAGATTTGGTTAATGCCTATGGCGAATATTTCAAGAACAAAAAAATAAAAGAAAGGGGTTCGTATGGAGAGAATGACAAGAAATGATGCCGCTGCTTATTTAGGTGTTGACCCCCAGACGATTACAAACTGGGTTAACAAGGGGTTGCTTGGAGGCTACAATGATAAGAGCAGCAAACGCTTTTGGGTGAATGCAGATGATGTTAAGAAGTATTCCGAGAAATACAAGATGTTGTCTGTTTCAGAAGACTTGCTTGATAGAGAGCGGAAAGAGCTGTTGTCGAGTGAGCGCAAGGTAAATGCAAAGATACAAATGTTAATGCATGATGCCTTGAACGTTTCTTCTTTCAGCTATGACAAGATAGGCGGTTCACTTTGTACGTTATTGGAGTTAACGTCACAAGGTGGAATGCGAGAGAAGAAGATTATGCAAGCATTTTTTAATGGCGACAGAATTAGTAATATAGCCTATGAGTTTGGACTTTCAATGGAGAGGGTGCGCCAGATTGTCATTAAGGCTATCCGGAAGTTCAACTATGCGATTGAAGAACTTGCTGATTTGAAGCAGGAGAACAATTCCTTGAAAGAAGAAATTAAGAATGTAAAAATGCAGTTGATAATGCAAGAGGGTGAAAAAGAAGAAGAACATTCTGATGATGTTCCTCCTTCAGTGTTCTCTATCCGCTTGGTAAATTGTAATTTACCAGTACGTGTCCTTAATGTGACAAAGGCAGCCGACATAGATACTATTGGAGATTTGGTACAATATTCCAAGTTTGAAATGGTAAAATTCCGAAACTTCGGAAAGAAAAGCCTTATGCAATTGGATGACTTTATTCACGAAATGGGATTGGAATGGGGCATGGATAAGGCTAAGATATATGCAAGGGGTATTCAGCGGATGAAAGATGACTCTTATATTGAAGAGTTGTTTGGAAAGCATCTTGCGGATATAACAAGCGATATTGAGAAAAAGTATAATCTTTCTCCGGCTGAGGCTATGAAGAGAGCTTATAGTGAAATGAAGAGATATGTAGGATTTAAAGAGAAGAGCAATGAATGAAGTATATAACGATGTTTTAGGTAAGGTATTAAACATTAAATCAAACAATAATATTGCCGTTAAAGTTGAACAAGGAGCATTAGAAGTTAATCTGAAACAATGCAGTGTAAAGCGCATTATGTGGTTCTCTGTCTTCTTGGTTGATGGGTTTACTATGCGACCATGTAGCTATACTTTCTATTCCTCTATGAGTGATGACGAGTTGGATGATACCTTTACACAAGTAGAAGACAGATTGGGCTTTCTGAAAAACTTAAATTCGAAATAGCATGACGGAACAGGAAAGAAGAGTTGTAAACCATGCAATGAAGATACTAGAGCAGAGCCAAGATGATGAGGCTAGGGCGTTGGCTGTCAAGTTGTTGGAACAAGGTACAAAAGTTCCTCTTCAGAAAGTGCAGTTTTATGCAGCATATTGCAAAGGTTTGCGTGAAGGGTATTCAAGAATATTCGACCTTATACAAGGTGGTGGTTGGCTTGCGAAAGTTAGCAAGAAGGATATGCCGTACTTCGAAGCAGAGAAGAATCTTGTAGAGAGTTGTATTGATGCTTGTTATGATTATCATATGGGTAAGTATGATATAAGATACAGGGATAAAGAATTCTCTAAGAATGGCAAGTTGTTGTCTTGCAAGGCAGCTTTTGTGAAACAAACGATGATTGATGTAGAAGTTAAATACAATAATTAAAAAGAATAATTGCACAATATAAATAAGTGAAGTTGCAAGCCTTTGATTTTTAGGTGCTCCCTTGTAAATTTTGTATCTTTGCAAATAAAAAAGGAGACTTATATATGGCAGATAGAGGATATAGAGGCAGACCTCAACGAGGCGAAAGAGCGGATAGGCAAATCAATGCCGGACACAGCCGTGGGTTGGATGCGGCTTTGTCCGACACTGAAGCTAAGATTAGAAAGTTAAAGACAGAACGTATTTATGCTTTCGACCAAAACGGAAAAGAGATAAGCCATTCCACAAGAGGTACTTCTACAAGTACGAAATTGCCAAGTGGTTACAATTACAAAGATGCGATATTGACGCATAACCACCCAGGAGAAGGGTTGGATAGCAATATTGCAGGTAGGATAGGAAGAAGCTTTAGTAGTGCAGATATTGCTACTACGGTCATAAATAACGCATCAGAGATAAGAGCTATCACAGGCTCTTATACATACTCTATGAAAAGACCGAAGAATGGTTGGGGAATAAGTACGCAACGTCAAGCCGTGAATGTTGCAAGAAAGATAAAGGATAGGCGTATGAAGTATTTTAATTCATATGTCGCTAAACCAAGTTCCGATTACACTCACGGAAGAATAAGTAGAGAGCAGTTGTCAATTGCTTGGGACAGAGCTGATGTAGTTAGTACTAATAAAGCTCTTCGTGAAGTCGCAAAGGAATTAGGTTGGAATTATACTCGCAAGCGTACTAGTTAAGGCATATATTCAAAGGAGGGGTAGTATTACCCCTCCTCATGTGGAAAGAACTTTCCCATCATCGCAAGCGCAGTAGTACATTTTTCAAATTATTTTTGGAATCCGTACTTCTTGGCTCTCGATTGGTTGTGATGCAAGTCATTGATTTTGACTTGGATTGCAACCATATCTTTTGAGTCGATGATAGATTGTACGTAGTCGAAATACGGAACACCTTCCTTGTGGGTTAGAATGCATACACTATCGGCAATGTCTTTTCTTACTCCTAGTGATAACAGCTTGTCGTATGTCATATCCGTATCTTCTATCGTATCATGGAGAAATCCGACACAAATCTCTTCGGTGCTATTACCCATTTCTCCTACATGGATGGGGTGCAATATCACCGGAAGTCCAACCTTATCAATCTGTCCCTTGTGCGCCTCACAAGCAATGCGGAGGCACAACTCTATCATTTCAGAATCTTTCATATTCTTCTTTCGTTATTAACTCACCTAGTTCAAGAGCATCTTGTGCATAGGTGTTCTCATTAAACTTAAACTCTTTTGGCTTACGTCCTTTACCTTTAGGGTAACACATAAGTTCTTTATTTACATATTGATAACGGACAACGATGTCATCCTCCCAATAGTAAACATAAACCGACTCTCCGTTTTTAAGGAGGTGGCTGATTTTGTTCTTATCTTTATTGTTCATAGTCTTTATCTCCTTATTACAATGCAAAGATATAAAAAATATATTAAACTTGCAAACAAATTAATGTTTATTACTTGAAATTTAAATATATTAATTATTGAAATGTTGCATAGTAAGCTTGTTGCATAGATACTGACCTTTGCTTCTTACCTCCGTTACTCTTGGCGGTTCTACTTTGCTCATATAATGCATGTCCCCAACCGGATGGTTTCTTGGTTTCTTTATAGATTTCTCGCATGGTCTTCCCACCCAATAGCTTGTAGGCTATCGAGTAATTTTCCTTGGCGTAAATCATCTTGGCAGTGTTAACCTGTATCTCACCAATAAGTCCGGTCTTCTTGTTCCGGATATTGATGATGTTTCCTGAATAGCCAGTATCCAGTTTCTGTTCCTTGAGTCTTACGAACTCAAAGCCTTTGTATTTGCCTTGAAGGTCTTTTATGATTTTTGGAATCGAGCCTTTATCTGCGATGATGGTTGTTCTGTACGAGTCCTTTATGTCTTTAATGCCATTAGCCTCGCCCTTAGCCTTGCGTACTATGGAGTCAACACTCTTGTAATTGATAGGAGTGACCCTTGCTCCATACTTCTTAGCTATACCTTCAGCTATAGCTTGTAGCTTGTTACCAACCGACTCGGCTTTTCTCCGCATAGAGGTAGCTTGTGCTCTCAGCCTAGCATATGCCCCATTATTACCAACGTCTCCCATATCTTTTTTGTGCATAATTAACCAAAATGCAAGCCAATTAATATATTACTTCGATATGTTATTTCACTTAAAAGACAAAGTGAAAAGACACGCAAGTAAACATTTCTCTTAAACAATTATTATTCATACCTTTGCAAGAAACAATGAGTTGATAAGATGACGAAACCAAGAGATTATTTCACAGGCAAGCAAGAAGAGTTCAGACGCTCCGAAGTGCAGATAGCACCATATAATCCAAGGAAGATTTCACCGCAGCAGAAAGCTACATTGAAACGTTCCATAAGAAAATTTGGCGTTGTTGGCGGTATAACCGTCAATAAGCCAACAATGACCATCGTAGGCGGCAACCAAAAAGTAACCATCGTGGATGAGATTATGGGCTATCCCGAAAAGGATTATACTCTTTTGGCTGAGGCTGTAAATGTGGATTACAAGACCGAAGTTGAACTGAACTTCATGCTTAATTCCGAGAATGCTCATGGAGAATGGGATGACATGAAAGTCCGTGAATTACTGCCGGACATAAACTATATGGATGCCGGATTAACGGAAGAAGACCTGTCCCTGTTCGGCTATGATGCAATGGTAAAGACTGAAGGCGAAGACGAGTTAGGCAAAGAACTCAATTCCTTACTAGACCCATTTGCCCAAGAAAGCGAAAGCAGAAAAGAACCTGTATCAAAGGATGAGCAAGAAGAGCAGAGACGACAGATAGAACAAAATCAAATTATAGCCAATCAGCAGCAAGAGGCTCAATATCAAGCGAATAAAGAACGTATGCAACAGGTAAAGAAAGAGGTAAATACCAAGGCAGCGGAAAAAGCTTTAGAAGCCGAGTCTTACGTCATGCTTTCCTTTGATAATATAGAGAACAAGGAACGTTTTATGAGCACCTTTGGCTTTATCGAAACCGATAAGGTAATAAAGGGAGAAATGCTTATGAAGGTTGCAAAACGCATATAAAAAAAACAAAATGAAAGCAATGAAAAAGATTATAAGATTCTCGTTAGGGTACATAATAGCAGCAATAACAATAGGTATGCTCATTCCATTTATGATTGTTTCTATGTTTCTTGGCAAGAGGAGAAAGAACGCATTCAATATGTGGGTGTCGTGTCTCTTTACTCCTTTGATAAACAAGGTAGGGAAATTGGTCAACTCATAAACAAAGAAAGATTATGAAGGAGAACAAGAAAAGAATAAAGAAGATTGCGAACTTGGCTATAGCTATGGTATTGGCAATACCGATGTTCTTACTAGCCGTTCCTTTCTATATGTATAACAAAATTAGAGGCAAGGTGTAAATCCCATCTGCCCAATATATAGCGAAACAATAATAAATACAAGAAAATGGCAAAACCGAAATTTGATTACAATGGCGATGCTTTCTACGATGAGATAGAACAGCTTGCAAAGCAAGGTCAGAAGGATTCTGAAATTGCCTACGCCCTTGGTTTGAAGTTTGGGGTTGACCTAAATCCACAGGTCTTCAACCGAATGAAAAACGGAAAATACGAGAATTGGAATGAAGACGAAAATGCGGAAAGAGGCGAAAGGATAACTCAATCCCTCGTGCGTGGCAGAGAGTTTATCAATGCAATCGTGCGTGGTAGATTCCTTAAATGCGCCCTTGGAGGTGTCAAGGTAAAGGGCAAGACAACCACCAAGAGACATATGGTTGTAGATGGAGTTATGACAGATGATATAGTAGTGGAAACTAGAGAAACCGAGCAGGAGACCCCACCTAACGTACAAGCTCTTTCAACTTGGCTATTCCATTACGATATGACTTGGAGAGAGATACAGAGAGGTAAGAAGGATGAAGAGGAAAAGGGCATTCCTTTTGACCCTAAGAAAGGTATATCCGTCAATAAGTGGATAGAAAGAGAGATTGAGCAAGAAGCAGAAGAACAAGAGGAGGGTGAATAATGGCAAAAACACATTCCGTTTATTATCCGTTGTATAACGACAAGACGCATTTCATTTACCTTATAACAGGAAGCCGTGCGTCAGGAAAAAGTTTCTCTGCTTCTCAGTTTATCGAAAGACTTACTTTTGAATACAATGCAGAAAGAAAGATAGCACATAAGATTCTTTATACACGTTATACAATGGTGAGTGCCGCTATTTCCGTAATTCCAGAGGTTAAAGAGAAAATAGAGATAGATGGCACACAGGATTATTTCAAGAACACGAAGACGGATATAGTCAACAAAATGACGGGAGCTGAAATCATGTTCCGTGGTATTCATACGGCTAGCGGTAATCAGACTGCGAAGTTAAAGTCTATTCATGGTGTGACTACGTTTGTCGTTGATGAGGCTGAGGAATGGACGAGTGAGGAGGATTTTGAGCGTATCATGCTTTCAATCCGTCAGAAAGGCTTGCACAACCGAGTAATAATCATTATGAACCCTTGTGATTCAAATCATTGGGTATATAAGCGTTTCATCGAAAAGACTCATAAAGAGGTGTATTTTGATGGCGTTCCCGTTCAGATCAGTACAGACCCTAGAGTACTTCATATACATACGACCTATCTTGATAATATAAAGCATCTATCACCGGAGTTCCTTAACGAGGTGTTAGAGATGAAGGAGAATGAGCCGGAGAAATATGCGCATATAATGATTGGTAGATGGTCGGATGTATCAGAGGGCGCAATATTCAAGCATGTAGGCATCGTTGATAAGTTCCCTAGCAATGCAAGGAAAGTAGCCATCGGTGTAGACTGGGGATATTCAAAAGATTATACGGCAATTGTAAAGTGCGGCATCGTAGACAATCGCCTATACATAGAGGAACTTTGCTATAGAACGGAAATGTTATCTAGCGACATCATAAGATTCTTGCGCCCTTATGCGGACGAAGGCTTGTTTGTGTATGCGGATAGTGCTGACCCTAGACTTATAGATGAGGTAGCTCTTGGTGGAATAGTTATATATGGAGCACAAAAGGGTGCTGGCTCTATATTGGCTGGTATTGACAAGATGCAGACATTCGAAATCTTCACAACTAAGCAATCAGTCCATTTACAGAGCGAGTTCCGTAAATATGTGTGGTCAAAGGATAAGGATGGTAATTACATCAATGTTCCCGAAGACCATGATAACCATTTGATAGATGCTGCTAGGTATTATATTCTTGCCGTATTGCTCGGTAAAGTGATGAAGCCAAGAAAAGCATCTAAATCAGACTTAGGAGTGTACTAAATGACAAATATAATTACTTTTGTAATAAAAATACAAGTATCTAATTATTAGATTGTTAGTGTAAGTAATCTATAAGAGTAGATAAAAGTCAAGTGTAAATAAAAAAGATTGTTTACTAAATAAAGATAAATTCTTTAGTAAATAGTCTTTTTTATTCACTTAAAAACTAAGTGAAAGGCGTTTGCCCTATATGGTAGGTAGAAACCCTGTTTATTATTATCTTTGCTTCAAAAAGTTATAAGGATGTTTGTAGATTCAATTATTCAGATAAAGACATATTTTCGAAACCTCACGCTCAATGCATTGGGTGTGGAGAGAAGCATCTTCGAACGTTTGGAAGATAATGATGTTGATTCTGTCGTAAATATGATGGAACAACATGATTTCGATGTGGATAATGCCATTTCGGAATATAATCCACAAACCCATAAGGTGATGAGCCGTGAAGATAAATGGGTAAAGGGAGAAAAGCCATACAGGACGGAGAAGTTGGCAAGAACAAGACAAAGATACATCAATGAGGTAGAATTGTTCTTCTTGTTAGGCAATCCGGTTATGTGGAAGAAGACTGAAGGTGACGATGAAGCCTTTGAACTATATAAAAAATACTTGAAGGATATATACTTCAATACCAAGCTACGTCAATGCAAGCGACTTGCCGGAGCAGAAACCGAAAGCGGTTTTGTTTTTAATTTTTCGCAAAAAAACGGAAAGATGCATGTTGATGTGTATGTTGCAGCTCGCTCAAAGGGACATAAGATGAGAGAGTTGTTTGACCAATACGGAAACATGCTTGCTTTTGCTGTAGGCTATTCCTTAAAGCGAGAGTCAAAGACTATCGAATGTTGGGATATATTGACATCCGTTTTTAACTATCATTGTGAACGTGGTGGCTTTGGGTGGAAAGTGTATAAGTATCCTAATCCGACAGGAAAGATTAACGGCATCTACTTTCGCCAACCTAAAGCATGGGATGGTGCAGAGCCAAGAATGGAACGTGAAGAGATGCTTGATTCCAAGATTGGAGATACTAACAACTACTTTGCTGACCCTATTGCCGCTGCTACTGCTGACGTGATACAATCAATCCCTAAGCGGAACAAGCCAGGTAAACTCATACAACTTGCAGGCAAGAACTCTAGGTTTGAATATATCAACCCACCTCAGAATTCCGAAATCCGCAAGGCAGAGAAAGAAGACTTGGCTCAGTCTATATTGTTTGATACGTTTACACCGGATATGTCACCGGAACTAATGAAAGCTATGAGTACGCTTACTAGTGTCGGTATAAAACGAGCGTTGGTATTGGGTTACATCAAGCGAGCGAACCGAATGGAAATCTATGAAGAACTTGTCGGTAGATTATCGCATGTGATTATAGCCGTAATGAAGGAACTATATCCTGAGATGAGAAGCAAGTTGGATAAGTTGGAGGTCGAATTCGATTTTGCCGAACCTTTCGAGGATGACAAAAAGGATAAGTGGAAAGTAATAGCGGAACTATATAATCAAGGCGTACTTTCTTTAGAGACTGCTGTACAAATGCTGGCTCTAACTGACGCTCCTGCTGAAGAAATTGAAAAGATACGCAAGGATGCAGAAGATAAAGTAGCGTTAGCTGCAAAGGTAAAGGGAAACGAAAACACAACTTCATAATTTTAAATGCTTATTGTTTTTGGGCGCATTTCCTTTTAGGATTTGCGCCCTTTTTGCACTTAAATTTTAAGTGAAAGCATTGTGATAATAATATAATATTATTCCTCATTTTGTTTTTAACTTTGTTGGCATGAACACGAATGAACTTATCATAAACGGAAAAGATGCTTGGAATACCTATCGGGTCAAGATGGGGTATGGCTTTTTGGATGCGTTGGAAGCTGACGCAGACAATAAAAGTTATATAACCAATGAAGTAAGGACTGAGCACGGAACTAGGGTTGTTCCTATCCGTCCCAAAAAGGCAGAAAGAAGCATTACCTTGGAGTTCGTTATAGTCGGTAAAGACCATAACGATTACAATAATAGGGTAAAAGCCTTTGATGCACTTATGGATAATGGCTTTGTTACGATACAAGTTCCTCGATCAAAGGATGATGTCTATCGTTTGTTTTGTGCGAGGAAGTCTCCTACCTATTCAAGGGGGAAAGGTGGGGCTATCGGCAAGAAGAGTTTGAATTTCATAGAATATAATCCAACGAACAGGGGAGCCTTGACTGATGCAGATATTGATATGTTCACGTTGAAAGAATTTGAAGATATAGAACAGTTATGAAAACTTACAAGAATATTGATATAAAGTATTACGATAATGACGGAAACATACATGTAAGATGTTCTGTTCCCGTAACACAGGATGCATTGGTTCACTATGAATTAATGCAGTCTCACTATTGTAAGCTTTCCTTTAAGCTTTATAAGCCTACATATTTCTTGCTTGGTGATTTTATAGATACACCATATGGACGATTTGAGCTAATAGATTTAACTAAGGCCAAAGATAATGATACTATTGGATATTCCTATGAAATCCAATTTGATGCATATTATCGTAAGTTCAAGAACAAAATATTGAAGTATCGCCCGAATACAGGTTCACAAGAAGCGACTTTCTCTCTTACTTCAAAAATAAGTACCCATGTAGAGGTGATTATGAAAAGTCTAGCTTATTATGCGAAGTTAGACAAGTCTTATCTTTACGACCCTAAATTTGAAGGCGAAGGAACGGACTATACTTATGTTATTGATGCGAGCGTAGATGCAAATGCTGCAAAGCTTATAACCTACTCAAACACAAGTGTGTTGGATGCTATTGCAAATATTGCTCAGACGTTTGAATGTGAATGGTGGTTTGAAGGCAATATTCTACATTTTGGTACTTGCGAGAATACAAATGCGATTGTTGATTTCAGACTAAACGACAACATCGTTTCTATGTCAAGTTCACAAAGCCAGTCCACTTATGCAAACAGGGTATATGCTTTTGGAGCTGCAAGGAACTTGCCTAGTGGATATAAGAATGATGCCGATGCGGACATAACAAAAGATGGTGTCGTAGAAAAACGTCTTATGCTTCCTACTTCAGCAGAATGCTCTGACAAAAACAAGCAATTGTTAGCAGAGAATGGCTTTGAGCTGAAAAACGGATATATACAAGTCGGTGGACTCCATGAAGACCAGTACGTAGAGGGAGTAACAACAAATGATGATATTTATCCAAGAAATCTTATCAAAACGTCTAATGTGACATCATACGAAAAAGATGTAGAGGATGAAAGTACACCCGAAGAGGGTGATTACATCAAACGGACTTTCTATCGTGTAAATTCGCTTACTATTGTCAATGATGATGGCGAAAAAACAGGTGATATGGCTTTCCGAAAGGCGTATATTCTTAGTGGCAAGAACTTACATATAGTATTCCAAAGCGGTTCTCTTAATGGTATGGACTTCGAATGTGAGTTTAATCCAGATGGAGTTTCTGAAATACTTAAGGACGATGATGGTAATCCGATATTGAAAGATGGAAAAGAACAGATAAATCCTAAGTCGCAGGTATTTGAGATTGTTGCTAATGAGGATTATGGTCGTTTTTTGCCGGACACAACTTTGCATCCAAAGGACGGAGATACTTTTGTTCTCTATAATTGGGATTCTACCAAATTGGGCGAAACTTTGGTATCTGCTGCTTCCAATGAGTTGCTGACGGATTCTATTAAGAATTTGAAGAAGTCAATAATAGACCCTACGACATATACATGTACCGCTGAGGCTAATTATTCATTCAATCAAGGTCGTGGCAACTTGCATGGGGTAGGAGACAGGGTTAACCTTTACAATAAAGGTTATGATGACAGTTATAGGTCTTCAAGAGTTATTGGATATGAATTCAGCCTTGATATTCCTTTTGATGGTGCGAAGTATTATGTTGGAGAAAAGCCTTCGTATTCCCGCCTCAATGCAATGGAGTCAAAGATAGAGGAACTTGTCTATAATGGACAGAGTTATCTTAATGGTAATGGCGGAAGCGGAAGGTCGATTTACATCATTAAGAGTTATGATAGCATAACTCCTACGGATTATAATGTATTTTCAGCAAAAGCTGTTGATGAACAAAGATTAAACAAGACAAAGGACGACACCGTAAAGGGCACAATCACTTGGGAAAAGCTCCAGAAGTTCTTTAGTGGATTGATTGTCGGTAACTCCAACAATGAGAACGGAGGCTCGTGGACTCCAGACGCAGAAGGTCGTTCGCACCTCATCACAGATTACTTGGAGGTAAGAATGAAGGCTATCTTCGAGGAGCTGGTTATCAATAAAACATCCACCATCGGCGGTAAGGAGATAATCTCTCCTGCTGGCGGCGTGGTGGCTCATAAGGTAGAAGAGGTTACTGTGACATATAATAATGTGTCACAGAAGGCTTATCGTTGCTATTTCTTAGCAGAGCAGGAAGGCGATGCCGTGGATAATGATTTCGCTGTTGGCGACCAAGTGCGCTCGGAATCATTTAATGTTCGCAAGGGCACTTATCACAAGGCTGGCAATCACTTCTATTGGCGATTGGTAATCGGTCGTGATGAAGACCCTGTAGAGCTGGAAGGAAAGAAATATCATTATATCGACCTCTCTGATACCGATTGCGCTACAGCTAGCGACGTACCTGCTAAAGGTGATGTGCTCAACCAGTGCGGTAACAGAACCGATGTTGAACGTCAGAACTGCCTTATCTTCTCGGCGGTAGATACCTATTCGCCATCCATCAGCCTCTATCACGGCATCAACAGCTATTCCTTTGCCAATAGGGAGTACGTGGAATATGGTGTGAATAAGCAGAATAACAAGGCATTCTTCAACGTCTATGGTGATATGTATGTAGGCGATAGACCTACAAAGGAGAATGGCTATGAGGGCAGCTCTTATATCAGATATGATAGCAGCACTAAGCAAATGTCTGTTAAGGCTAAGATTTCCGCTAAATCCACTGTGGATGGCAAGGAATTGTCTCAGTATTTCAAGAAGATTGGCGAATTGCAGAATCAGGTGGATGGTGCTATCGAAACGTGGTTCTATGATGGTGTTCCTACCTTGGAGAATGCCCCAGCCATCAGTTGGAAGACCGATAAGGATAAAGAAATCCATCTTGGCGACCTTTACTACGACAACAAGACGGGCAAGGCATACCGCTTTGCCAAGGATAGCAACACCTATAAGTGGACTATCATTACAGATACCGACATCGCCAAAGCCCTTTCCGATGCAAGAATGGCACAGGAGACCGCAAACGGGAAGATGAAGGTGTTCAGCGTTCAGCCTACGACACCTTATCAGGTTGGCGATATATGGGTTAATGCCACTTATCCTTCTGACGGCAGTACCTACAAGAATGAGGTATTGCGCTGTCAGACCAACAAAGCGGCAGGTTCTCAGTTCGCCATCGGTGATTGGATTAAAGCATCTAAATACACCGATGATACCGTTGCCAACGCAGCCAAAAAGGCAGCAGAAGATGCTCAGAAGGCGGCACAGACCGCACAGACGGACATTACGAACCTCGGAAAGACGGTCACTGATAATAAGAAGGAATTCGATAATTATGTTACCGATGGCTACCTAGAGCCTTCCGAGATTGCGGCAATGGCGCAGGATTCTAAGCGACTTGAGGATGATTTTGCGGCTGCACAGAAGTCGTATAATGAGGTGAAGGATGCAGAGGTACTGAAGGACACCAAGGAACTCACTGACCTCACTTCCGCTTTCACTGACCTCTCTGATGCCAAGAAAGAACTCATCAAGTATCTTTCAGATATATCTAAAAGATACAATGAGACTGATACCAACGGCAAGGCTGCTATCGTATCAGCCGTGGGAACGAAGTTTACCAACTTTCAGTCCGCATACAGCGCATTCTATGACAAACTTGGCTTGGCAAACGCCTATATCACTAGCAAGATATATGGTGACTTGAAGCAGAATATCACAGACCTCGCAGGTTACAAGTATCTCAAGGATGCGCTCGGTCAGACTACAGATATTGACGGTGGTCTTGTAATGACAACACTCCTTGCGCTGAGAGACGGAGACGGAAACGTTCAGAGCGGTATCAACGGAGCAATAGACCCGAACAGAGGAAAGAAGAGTATCGCAACGTGGTGGGGCGGTCAGATGGTGGATAAGGACTATAATAGCGGAAATCTTACCCCTGCAACCTCCCTTATCCGCTTCGATGGCTCTGGTTATCTTGCCAATGGTGCTATCTGGTGGGACGTGAGCGGAAAGGTTCACGCAGACCCTACATCGTTTATCATCAGCGAAAAGAATCTTGGCGCATACCTCATCTTCTTCGAGCCGACCTGGAAGGAAGGAAGTGCAGGAACGAGCGTTGCCGACCTTGTGTCTTTGAAGCCAAACGCACCATTCTCTAAACTTGGTGTATCGGGCGATGCTACCTTCGAGGGCGCAATCTCCTTCCATGGCATTAAGCTCACGTATGATTCCACAAACAAGGCTATCAAGATTGATGGTAATCTCTATGCCACAGGCGGTATCACGGCATACGGAGCAGGATCATCTACCACGGGCGGTGGCGGCGGCTTGAACGGCAGTGTGAAGAGTTATTCAAGTGCCTTGAAGCTTACATCAGAATCGCTGTCTGAGATTGCCTCTGCCTACTCCATCAAGGCTCTTGATTCTCGTATCTCCAGCTTGGAAGGTGGTAGTGCTACTGCTATTTCTGTCAGCGGTAGCGGTAATGCGGTTACGTCTGTCACCAAGAATGGTACTACTATCAGCGTAGTTAAAGGTAGTACGTTCTTAACTAGTCATCAGTCACTTGATGGTTACGTTAATGCAATATCTGTAAGTGGAAGTGGGAATGCTATCACGTCTGTATCTAAAAGCGGAAAGGGTATTACATTTACTAAAGGTGCTACATTTTTAACTTCTCACCAAAGTCTTGCTAACTATTATACCAAAAGTAGTGTAGATTCACTTCTTAGTGGTAAGTCGGCAACTAGTCATACACATAGTGTTAAGATTAACGGTGTTACTAAAACTATTGCAGCTACTGGTGGAACTGCTGTAGATTTAGGAACTTATCTTACTAGTCATCAAAGTCTTGCGGATTATGCTAAGAAGACTGATATACCTACTTCTCTTAAATCTCCAAATTCATTATCTTGGAGTGGATATAATACAGGTTCTTATGATGGTTCTAGTCCTAAAAGTTTTGTTATACCTAGTAATACTAATCAGTTAACTAACGGAGCTGGTTTTATAACTTCTAGTGCTAGCATTAGTGGTAATGCTGCTACAGCAACCAAGGTGAACCATTCCCTCTTGGTCTTCGGCAAGTCATTCAATGGCTCTGCTGACGTGACCGTTGCGGACACGGACTTGATTGCTTCCATATCGACAGGCACATCAAATGTGACCGACAAGACGGAGATTCTTACCTCCTATGCTAGCGATAATGGATTCAATGACAGCAACGCCAAGAACAAAATACATAGGAGACCAGCGTCTGCAATATGGGGCTACATCAACAGCAAGACTATCTCCAATGCGGACAAGTTGGATAACGTCCACCTCAATGGCATATTCACCGCTCTTAGCAACACGAACAATGGTGTGAGCATGACAATCGGAACGGTAGCAAAATCGTTGGCGAACATGCAAGTGTATTCGGCGACGAAACTTGTCACTGCTCGCAATATATCTATAGCTGGAAGAGATTTTGTTGGAAATGTCAATTTTGATGGTACAGGAAATGTGTCTCTTAATGGAGCTATCAACTATTGTACTATCAATATTGGTAATACCGACCCTAATCCATTCAAGCGTATTGCTCATATCAAAGTTGCACACAGCTGGAACGATAACGCTCTTTTACTTTATATCAGCCAAGGATATTATGGTGGAAACTTCGGTTTGTGTAGAGTGGAATTTAGAACTAATGATATAGAAAATAGCGATACCGCAGGAGGTGGTGTTTCCCTACGTTGGTTAATACGCCAAGGGTATGCTACCGATAGCATTCAAGCAGGATATTACATACATCTGAAAAATGCCTATGTTGATGTGTTCCTCAAAACTACAGGTGCATATCAAGGAACTGTGATTCGTGTTATACAAGATTCACGTGGTAGCATAAATAATAGATTCGGTTTGATTAATTCAACTTATAACACGGAGGCTTATACTAGTTTGTCTGCTGCCGCCACCGCTTTGTATAATGTTGCGTACCAAGGTACGGTTAGCGGTACAGATACTTGTACTGTAAGTCATGCTAATTCTGCAACTAAACTTCAAACTCCTAGAACTATTTGGGGTCAAAGTTTTGATGGAACTGGTAATGTTAATGGAAC